TGCTAAGATTGGCTCATCGGGCGACTATGCTAAGATTGGCTCATCGGGCTACTCTGCTCAGATTGGCTCATCGGGCTACTATGCTAAGATTGGTAGCACTGGAGAAGATTCCGTTATCATGTGTGCTGGCAACAGTTCAATAGCAAAAGCAAAGGTTGGCTCTTGGATAACGCTGGCAGAATGGAAATGGAGCGATGAAAAGAAACGTGATGTTCCAGTATGTGTTAAGACAGAGTACGTTGATGGAGATAATATCAAGGCTGATACTTGGTATCAACTTAAAAACAGAAAGTTTGTTGAAGTAACTGAGTAACTAGAAACATATGAGGCAACAACCTCCTTTCTGGCATTATACCCAAAAGCGGAATTGCTTTGAGCACCTTGCATGGAGCCGCCATACAAAGAAAAACCCCAGCACTGGACTGGGGAAAATGTCTTTCGAGCGGAGGGCTAGGAGACTTTTATTGTTGGCGATTTTGCCAGGAGGTTGTTTACCTCGTTTCTAATTTGCGCTGCAAAGGTAGTGATTATTTTAATAACAATAACAAAGTTAATAAAGTAAAAACAACAGTCTATTTAGACTTTATATAAACATATAAATATGAAAATAGAAAATATCAAGTTCAAGGCTAAACGTCTTGACAATAACACTTGGGTGGAAGGTTACTTCTATGCTGAATGCGGTAATACCTACATCATCGAGGATAGGCAGAGTGAATCAATGCTTAATAGAAACGAGGCACATCAGGTTGCCCCTTTAACGGTCTGCCAGTTTACAGGGCTAACAGACAAGAATGGAATACCTATCTATGAGGGGGATATGATTATGCACAAAGATAACAATGCGGAAAGAAGAGGTGATATTAATTGGGATAGTAAAGCTGCTGCTTTCTGCTTTGGTCAAGATTTCTTAGTTCACTACCATTCTGAAGATATGGTTGTTATTGGTAATAAATTCGATAAAAAAGAAGTAACGTATGAGACTTAAAAAGAAAGAGAAGTTAACGGCATATTGGGATAAGAAAGAGAACTGCATTGGTGCTTATCATCCTCTAGGGTTTATGACACAAACAGATGCTCATTATCTCTTCGATAATGTCTTCACCAAAGAGTTTGTCAAAGAAATGACTGATAGAGGATATGATGTTACAACTATGAAGTTTGAAATCTCTCCCAAGCTGCCGAACTATGAGCGATTCAACGGCTTATCAGATAAGTATTACGGAAAGGAGAAATAGCTATGAAGATTAGACAAGCCAAGAAGATAATGAAAGGTTGCTACGGAAGTCCTCGCTATATGAGGATGGTATTGGATGGTTTGAATGTATCGAAAGAGTTGCATAAGATTAAGCAATACTGGGAGCCTAGATGGGCTTTGTATTATGTTAGCAAAGGTGGTGGTTATGGCAGAGTTGACCATCGTATCGTAAAGGCAGAAAAGATTACTGCAAGATATTCTCGCAAGCTAATGAATTGCCTTGCTAGGTTTGCTGGTAAAACTCTTTTCGAGATTGGAGATATAATGAGTAATGCTAATAAGATAAAAAGTTGTGGTGTATGAAATATACAGAAGGTTATCCACCAAAACCTATTCTAGGTAAGGCTGGCGAATTCGTTGATATTCTAAGCAGAGTCCCTGCCTACACGGATATTATACTTAATTTTGATACCTATTTTTCTAGGCATATCAACCCTAGTGTATTGAAATTTTCGTTTAGTGGCTATCATCCGCTTGAACATATCATTCGTTTCAAAGATGATGGAACGTTAAAGAATACCTTGGAAGTCAATATTCGTGCAGAATGGAATAGAGACAAGAACGTGGCAGAAGGTGAGATTTTTACTGCGCTATTCTGTGCGCTTAGAGGTATCCTATTCAAATACGGACAATATGATGCACGTAAGTTGCCTAAGGGAAAGTCTATCGCAAAAACCGCAGCCAATAACCCATGTGCGTTCTTCGATATGATCAACGAATTTCAGAAAATGTATAAAAACAAGAAAGAAACTAAAAGTAGGTAATGAAGTAATATTTAAAATAAAAGAGATATGAAGTTAGCAAAATCAATCAGATTGTCGGAAGACAACATTCAGGAGATTATGGACTGCCCCGTGGTCTATAGAATCTCAAAGTTAGAACTAGAGCCAGAGCAACAAGAAGTAGTCGGCTCGAATTTGAGAATGCAAGAAAAACCAACCATTCGTATCTTCGTTCAAGGTTTCAAACATCCTTGTGGGTTGAATGGATACCTTGTAGAAGATACAAATGGTTATTGGCGACATGTAAGTGATGAAGAGTTCAACGATACCGATAAAGAATTATCAGCATTAGGCATTCAACGCTTATCACCAGAGCAAGAAAGAGAGCTTGATAATATCTTTTGGAAGATAGTCGATGATGTTCTAAACTCTGACCTTATCACTCATTTGTGCAAGCATAGTGATGAATTTTGTAAAATTCGGAATAAGTTCTTGGCACTTCACACGTGCCGCTAGACGCAAAAGCTCTTCCATTTGTCTGTCTTTGAAATTTGCCTTTTTAGGTTCTACAAAGATTTCAAGCAATGATTGTATTATAGCTTCGCAAAACTTATAATCACCAATAATTGATAGATGGTATATTTCAGATAGTCGATAATAGATGAGATTATAGTCGTCACCATTCGGTTTATTCCCTACAAGATAGCGATAATAAACATCACTTACAGCATGACAAGACATAGCAGCTGTTCTTTGTATCTGAATATAGGAACTTGTTTTCAAGTCTTCTTGTTCTTTTCTTAGCCCCTTTAAGTCAACAAGGCAATAGATATTCCATCCGATTAGGATAGTTACAATGAGAGACTGAATGCCAACGAGTAAGCCGAGATAGTCGAAATCTAACTCTTGGCTACGAGGAACAGAAAGACAGAGTGCGATGATGCTAATGATCAACGACACAGAGCAAGCTACAACAATAGCTACATTTGTTTTTGGTTTCATATTGATAAATATTAAAATTAGACACTGCAAAAGTAGTAAAAATATTCGGAAGGCGAGTCACCTTTTGGTAAATATTGAATTAGACACTTGATTTTACAGGTGGCGAGCCTTCCTTTAAAGATTTGAATTATGGAAAAGAAAATATTGACCCTCACCGTCAGTAAGCAATGGTTCGATGGAATCGTATCAGGTGAGAAGACAGAAGAGTATCGAGAGATAAAGCCGTATTGGGTAGCACGATTACTTCAAAACAACAGAAATATTGTTGATGTGCGAAATCTTGCCTCGGCTTTTGCAGGGCGAACGGATTTACTTAAAAAATATATTGACGCACAGAGAATTGTGTTAAAACATTATACCCACGTTCTCTTAATCAACGGCTACCGCAAGGATAGTCCACGAATTGAGAAGGAGATTGAGAGTATAACCATCGGCAAGCCGAAGAATGGAATGTGCCCAGATAAGTGGCTTGATACCGTTAAATTCAAGTAGCGTATGACAAACGAGGAATTTTTCAATGCTCATATGGGTGAGCGAGTTCTATATAAAGGTAAGGACATTGGGGCATACGTAGCAGGTTATGTAGATGAAAAGTATATTATATTAGGATTTGATGATTATACAGGCTGCATTCTGTGCTTCACTTCAAAAGTGAAAAATCTTTGTGACATATATCACTCATACAGATTCGCAAAGTTGAAGTATTTGGAAGTGATAAAACATCAGTAATATGGAAAAAGAAGAAAGATGTTGCGGTAACTGTCATTGGTTTGGCAACGAAGACGTTTACGGCGTAGGATGGTGCAGCAATAACGAACACGAATCATCTTGCGACCTAGTATGTGATGAACATGAATTTTAAAATTTAAATATTAAAATGGAAAAGATTTACAGACATTTCAAAGGAGGTTATTACAGATTTATTACTGAGGTCACTAATAGTGAAACTCAGGAGAAAGAAGTTGTTTATCAGGCTCTCTATGGAGAGTGCAAGGTTTGGATTCGCCCTGCTGATATGTTCTACGGACAGGTAAATGTTGACGGCGTGGAGATTGATAGATTCACCGAGGTTGTTGGTGTGCCTGTTTTATTCAAAAAGACCAACGAGAACGCTATTATTCCATCCAAGGCGCATGACGATGATTTCTGCTATGACTGCTATGCGGTTTCAGAAGAAGAGATTGCGCCTAATGTATGGAAGTACGGCCTCGGATTTGCATTGCAGATTGAAAACCGCAACAAACCTGCCGACATTTCTAGGTGCTTCACGCTCCGCCCTCGCTCTTCTGTATGGAAGACTGGCATGGTTCTCAGTAACTCAGAAGCAACCATTGATGATGGTTTTGTTGGCGAGATTTCGGCCGTATTCTATCACGTTATGCCAAGTATGCCAAGATATAAGGTTGGTGACAAAATCGTGCAATTCCACCTAGAAACAAGTGACAACATCATGTTTGTAGAGACGGATGAATTAAATAAAACAGAGCGTGGCGATAACGGCTACGGCTCTTCTGATAAAAAGTAATACATGAATATCACAGATGAACAGAAAACGTATATAAAGGAACACCCTTACGAATCTCCTTACGCAATGGCCAAGAGCTTCGGTTGCGCAGTACAGACTGTTTACTGGTGGCTACATAGGCTGCATGGGGATTCGTTCAAGGACGCAAGAAAAGAGCAAAGAGAGAAGATTAGGGAATCTGTCCGTAAGCTATATCCGGATTACTCTTCTTCTGAAATTTCCAAAGAACTTGGAATAACAAAGTCATGTGTAACAAGCATAGCAAAGGCACTTGGCGTTACTCATACCCAGGAAACGGAAGAAAGACTTCGGTTGAAATGTGCACAGGCAATAATAAGACCGGAGATAATAGCTAAACGTTCTGAATCTCTGAAAAAGACGCTGAGGCTTGACAGGTACAGAGCAACGAATGGAATAAAACAGAAGACACGACGCAAGTTCAAGACCATTCCGAGCAGATGTCTCTGTGCAAGGAACTATCTCTGCAATAAATACAACTACTTCTACGACAAAGATTACGGAGAGCTGCTTACCGTGTTCTACGACAGCGAAACCAAAATGTTGACAGAAGAGCAGCAGAAACACTACGAGACGAAGTATGGTATCAAGTTCCTCCAGGGAGCTGAAGAATAATTTCTGTGCATTATCTATATGTTTAGGGGTGGCTACACATCGCGTGCGGTCACCCCTTTTTGTTTATAAATCAATAACCAAATAAAAACATTAGAAAAAAAACTAAGAACGTTTGTGTAGCTTTAATTTCCAGTATATCAAACCTAAAAATGCGAGAATGCCTATGAAAAGACAAACTGAAGCTATCTTACCTATATTCAAAAATGCCCTGTCAGTTCTTGATAGTTGTTTCTCTACATATACTTTATCTTTCGATATTTCGCTTATCGTTGAGATTAAGGAGTCACACTTGCTATGATATATCGCAGCACTATCCTTGTATTCCTTAAGACTAGAAATACTATCTCTCAGTATCTGTACATCTTCCTGTGATATCTCGTGATATTCGTAGTGAAATCTGTCTTCGCCGACTTTGTTTCCGTTCACATCGTACTTCGAAGCTGTACTATCCCTTATATGAGTCTTCTCTTTCGAGGTAGACTTTACAGACTCTTTATGCGATGCTCTGTATGATTCCAGTTCATTAATAAGCCTTGCGTTAAAGAGTGAATCCCACTTAGCCTCGTTACGCTTATCGGTGATGTATGTCTGTTTCTCTATCACACGTTCTTTCGCCTTACATCTACAGAACATTGATAGAATCAGCATTGCTACTGCAATGGCAATCACAACCCTTGTTATTTTATCAATCAGTTTCATAAGCTACTGAATTACAATCGTTACTTTTTCCTTTTTATCCCAAGCTGTCTTCATAGTCTGAATGAGCTTGTTTGTCCAAAATCGAGAATCGCTAACCCATCCTTTCTTATCGTTTTTACCGATAAGAATACACCCCTCAGTGTCTTTTGAAGAATTACCGCTATGTATGCGTATTCCTTCAAATCCTTTGACATTCAGAAGTAATGGCAACATCTTCTTGAATCTGTTAGAGTAGGTATATACGCATTCATAACTGCCGCGTGGTATTGCAGTCTGCCCGTACACCTTTTTCTTCTTGATTTCTTCAAGTTGCATATCTTGGCGCAATCCTCTATCAGCATCTTCAAGAGTATTGCATCCGAACAACTCTCCATCAACGTAAAGACGGCTAATAGTATAGCCATCTTTTCTCCAAGCCCTATCAATTAGTACTTCCATTTTTGTTTTCCTCCTCTTTTTTATCAAACTCCTGATTCAATCTCTCCAATATCGGTTTCCAATAACTAGGCAATGCCTTTGCAAACTCGAATCTCAAAATGTAGTAAATAACTCTGAATGCTACATTCTTAGGGTATGCCTTGATGAGGTTTTTTAACGCGTTGCATAGATACACATAGCAGAAAATGTATGTAAGCATCTTTATTACAAACAAAGCCTCATTTCCGTCATTACAGCCTATCATGATACCATATATCACATAGTCAATGGTAAGATAGAGCAACATTTCAAGTATGGCGTTTACAAACTTTGATGCCGAAAAGTTTTTGCATCGTACAACACTAACTCCATCAGCCCTCATACCACAAAAGATGTTGAAGCCGAAAGCAATTACTAGCGCCAGCACGAAACCTTCAGTTGGCGTTGCAAGGGCAAGTATAGCAGAGAAAATTGTAACCACTATCTGCCGAATCTGTGATGAATCTAATAAATCTATCATAATCTGTTATCCTGAATAATTAATAAAAATAAAGTTTCGGTCTCTTTCTGCAAAGATAGCAAAAAAAACCGAAACTTCATTCAGAATAACGAAAAACTTTATACTTTTAAATCATGATACGGCAATTCTCCGTTATTTAAGAAAGAAATGCACTCATCGAAAATCTTACGTTCATAATCGAGCGCATTGATTTTAGGAAACCATTTCTTTATCTTTTCGTCATTGCGTTTTACCATTTCTCCCCAAAGGACACACCAATCATTAATTGTGATGTTGTCGTTTTTAACTTCGTGCCAATAGTCTTTCGCCACATCCTTTGTGTATAGCTGATTAATGAGACAAAGATGTAAGTCTGCCATTTCTTCATCAAAATGGCACTCACTAATCTCACATTGAACTTGCTTCATCATGTCAAGCATTACACCGTCATTCATTCCAACTTCGCAACAATCAGCCATTGTCGCAACACAATTCTTAATAGCCTGTATATCGTTGCTTGCCAATATGTTTTCAAATACCCTTTTCATAACCGTATGTTTTTAGTGTTACTTCAAGAAATACTCTCTGATGTCGTACACACCATCCTTGTCTTTCAATAAATCGAGTGCAAGGCTGTGGGCGTACTTAACCAGATGTTCAGAGCCAATCTCCTTAACATCTTCCTTGTCGAGTATCTTAGCAATGGTGCATCCGTGGTCGCTTACAACCTGATTCATGGCAACGTACAAAGCATAATCGTTGTAGTAAGGCTTCTCTTCTGTTGCAAGTCCGAGACCAGTCATAGCATTGAGCCATGTCTGCATATCCCAGGTTACTGGTGGATTCATACCGTTTACAATCTCAGATGCCTCCTTCTTGGTGAGATAGTTCTTCCACTTTATGGCGCAAAGCTTATCAAGATACTCTTGCGCCAACTCTGGGTGTTTGGATGCCATATCCTTCATCATGCAGCGCATCGTATCTTCAAATACGTGCATATACTTTACGTTTGCTGATGATGCCATCATCCCATACAGCTCATCAAACTTACTCATAATCTCTTTTGCTTCCATATTATTTTATTTATATGATTATTATTCTGATGTTATCAGACTTCTCAACTCTTCAAAATCATTTTTGGTAAAGCTGATGCTCTTTTTGCTACCAAAGAGGATAGTCGTTATGATGTTGTCGGGCAAATCAATAATCAGAGCACCTCCATCAATGCGACCTTTAATAACTCCGAAATCAAACTCATAGTTGCTTATATTCTCTAACATCTGCATGAGGTCTGAGAATATGGTATCAGCATCTATGTTGCCGTCTTCATCGGCAATGAATAGGGTAGCGTTGTCAATGCTCTTACCCCAACTATCTTTATTTTTAGCGATGATATTGTGCGAAGCTCGCTTCATGTACACGGAAGGAATAGCTAATGCAGGGTTTACCTTCACCATATCGCTAATTCTTGCGTCTGCCCACAAATCCAAAGATGTAAGCAGTTTCTCTTTCAATTCTGTTACGTTCATTTCTTAGTTTCTCCTTTCTTTGTTTTGTTGTACCAAGCGAGATACTCTTGCCAAGTCTTGTCGCTGTGGTTAGTCATATAATCGTTGAGCATAGCAGATTTATGTTCCTCTGCTTGCGCTACTTCTTTTCTCAGTCGTTGCATCAAAGATAAATGTTTCTTTAATGCCTCCTGTCCTTGCTGAGTGCTTTCGATACGAGGGCGTATGATGCGCAATTCCTCGTCTTGCACTAGCTTAGACACATATTGCAAGCTATTGACGTATTCCTGATTCTGCATCAAGTACTGACGTTGTGCGCCTGTAAGATTGTCTTCAATCTTGTCGATTTCATCCCATAAAGGGGTGGAAGACTGCTGTGCTTGCATGTTGATAGATGCTCGTTTCTGTTGTATTGCCTCATACATCTTCTGTAGCTCGGCATCCATCATCTGCGGCTGCTGCTGACTTGTACCCATATCCAATAATGGGCTGTTACCAAAATTCATCATAACAATATCTTTTAAAGTAAATTCAACAATACGTAAAATACATACCTTTTGTACTCTTCTGCCTTCCGCTAAGAACTTCTTGCAAAGAAGAGCGATTTATCCCTAATTCAATAACTGCGTCCTTTATGGAGTCGTATGTCTTTAGGGTGTTGCCATCTTTATCTGTCATAGCGATTTTCTTATTTCCGCTATGGCTATACTCTGCGATTTTCCTAGGGAAATTTTCATCTTCCTTGAATCGCCATTGGTAATTAGCTGCAATACGTCTCGTTCCACGACAACAATCATTAATATGTCTGTCGTTGTATATTTTCTCGGCATCAAATGCACAATCCCATTCCTTTATAAAATTGCCATTTTTGTCATATTGCAATACAGGCTTCCTTCTTTCAGGATGTTTTTGCCCGAGACTTGCATTTCGAAGCTTCTCCTTATGCTCTTCCGACTTCGGAACTCCAGTAAAAAGCTTTCTTAACTTCTCTTTATGTTCCTCAGACATTGGCGTTCCTTTTTTACCAATTTTCGATAAGGCGATTTTCCTTTTTGTTTCGTCAGACAAATGCCTTCCGAACATATAACTTTGTTCGCCTGACATATGAACTCCATACATAGCATTCTTTTCTCCGACATTACCAAGGAATCCTCCACCTCCTAGAGCAACATTATACCCTGTGACGGTAGAATCGTATTGCGCAATGTACTCAATTTCTTTCTTGTTAAGTACTTCTCTTAATTCATCTTTACTGTCATAAACATCAGACTTCCATATCACTTCACATTCAAAAGCATCTATACCAAATTCAGCTATCGCCTTTGAAATACGAAGGTGATGATTACTATTATGTTCGTTAACAGCCGCATACTTGTGGCGACGGAGGCGGTCTTGCAAATTGATAGTCTGTCCAATGTATATCATTCCGTTCACCTTATTTGTTAATTTGTAAATAACTCCTTGCATAATTGAAATAATTTTAAAATCCAATACAAAGATACAAAAAATATTCCATATATGCAAGGAGTTTGGGGTAAAACTACCTCACTTTTTTCTAGTCCTTTTGACTTGCGCCTTACGCACCCGTTTGCGTTCCACTACTGACGGTACTCGCGCATCCGCAAATGTTTGCAGATGGAAGAACTGTGATAGTAGGAGTGCTCTGGAGTCCGAGGACACCATCAATCTTGCGGCAGCACTTCTCGTTAACGTAAGCCATCATAAGCTTCTCCTTGTAAGGAGTGAGGGCTTCCATAACGGCTACCTTCTTGTCGAGGTCGCTATACTTAGCTTGCAACGCATCGTACTGGTCTCTCTGATTCTTGTACAAGCCGAAGTCCGCATCAATCTGAGACTTGTACAAACCAAACTCAGCCTGCATTGCACGGCGGTTCTCAGCGTTGATAGCATCGTTAGCACCCTTATACATAGAGAACTTCTCAGCGATGTCTGTCTCACGCATAGCATAGAACTTGTTAGCGGTGTCGAGCTTCATACCGAACATGTAGGTAAGCAACTTTACCTCATCATCGCATTCCTTCTCCATTACCTGCAAGGCGGTTGGCTGATTTGAGCTTGAGTTAGCTCCGTAAGTGTTGATGTTCACGTTCTCGGGCATATTGCCGCCACCGAGAGAACCGAATACACCACGACCATTGCCGTTAAGCAAAGCTAAAGCCAAGCCACCGATGCCAATTCCGAGGGCTGTTCCTGCCAAACCCTTGCTGGCATACTCCTTCTTACCATCTTCGTAGATTTTCTTCTCTACTACTTTTGCATCTGTCATTTCCATAATACAATCTTTTGAAATCCTTAATATTAACTAACACTATGTAATCGATTACGGATGCAAAGGTACGAAGAACAGGGAAGAGCAAATATAACTCTATCACACTTTCTTTTAGTGGTTGATTATCAGTGATTTAAGGTGATAGGAGGTAATATCAAACGCAAATACAGTAGCGACAAAAACAAAAAATCCCCTATACCACGACAATAGTATAATCGTTATGTATAATTTAAGGCAAAAAGTGCGTATATTTTTCTGGGAAATATGTGTGTGTTTGTCTATTATATTGTACCAAATAAAAAAGAGAGGCAATCACTTACCTCTCTTACTCTTAATGAAGTGCAGTATATCCCACTTCTTCCAATACCTCGTATGTCCTCGCTTTTTGCACTCGCCGTTCGGAATATCACCCCTAGCAACCATTCTATTCAATGTTGCATCAGAAACGTGAAGTTTCTCCTTGACCTCCTCGGTAGATAGCATCGGATTGAGCATATCGGGGATGATGTCACACAATCTATCCAAATCATCATCACTCATTCCGCAAGCGGTGATTTTCTCGCCATTTCTCTGCTGCTCGTCTGCCTTAAAGCAAGCATCACTCAATGACTTCAAAGCCGTGCCGAGTAACTTATAATTTAGTATCTTTCCCATATTGCCTTTGTTTTTACGAAAAATTCTCAGAAATTGCCTTTATGCACAGATTTTACGTCCTAACTTACTTCGACTGATAAACAAATCCACAAAAGAGTACAGATAGAATATTGCCGTTACAACCATGACCGTATAGCAAGAATCTACCATATCTTTGGTGGTATACCAGCTCCATTCCACAATGTGAGCCGCATTGATGCTTGCAAAGTAGAAGAAGGGAATGCGGTATCTCCAACACAAGAAGAAAAATCGGCTTGCTAATATCAAAACCATAGGCAGAACGTACACCATAAAATATATGTAGAGATAGCAAGGTGCATTCTCCGCATAAGGGATAAACATTTCACGAGGATGCTGAGAGAATTCATAAATGCCGTATGCGTGAAAGCACATAAGCGTGATAGGAACGTACTTGCAAAACCATCTGAAAAATTTCAGAATCCTTCTGCTATACCGATTGCCATGTCTCATCAGCAAATCCATAACCTCACTGACATCTTTGTCTTTCAACCACTTTAATAGGTTGTCTTCGTCTTCTTTATTCATAAGCGTTGATTTAAATTTAATGATGGTGCAAAGATACACTTTTATGCGCAAAATCAACGAAAATGAGAATATTTTTGTGTTAAACTTCATAAAAAAGTAATAATCTGAAAGTTCTGTTACCGATTTTTTGTTACCAAAATTAAAGAAAATGGTAACAAGATTGTTATGGCGCTTCTTCGGTCTCCATAACAACTTCTCCGTCTCTCATATAAACCTCAACTACATACCCTTCATCGAGAAGCGGGCTGATTTCCTTCTCGGTCGGGATTCTCTCTAGTGTTCTTCTTTTTATCTGATTCATAGTAATTATCCATTAGAAAATCGAAATACTTGCTATTACGTTTCTTTAGCTTCTTTCGATTAATTACATCTCTCTTGTATTTATTTTTGATACGGACACATTCATAATGACCTTTAATATAAAGGTGTTTATAGAATCTCAAATCCATCTCTAACATAATGCTCTTTCTTATAGCATAGCTATCACAATGTTTCATTAACCCTAGATAGCTGTTGATAGAACAAACGTAGTGCTGCAATTCCTCTATCGTGTAGTTATCGGGCAATGTGTTCATATGATGCACCAGTTGTTTAAAGTTGCTTATCATACGATTACTAGCATAAATTCTATCACGCTTCACAACCATACCCGTAAACTTAATACCCTTATATACGGATTGCAGTTCTATCTTCCTCGGATGCAAGGTAATGCCTATATTGGCAAGATATTCCCTTATCTTAGGGATAGAAGCTAACAATACCCGTTTATCTTGATGTACCAAGAAGAAATCATCTACGTACCTGCCATGGTAATAGATATGCAGAATTATCTCAAGCATCCAATCAAAATCATTGAGCCAAAAGTTTGCGTCATGTTGGCTTGTAAGGTTGCCGATAGGGAGACCGTGGTTCTTCTTTGCCCCTCGTAACGTTTTGCCCAGTGGAACTTTTGCCATAGTTTCCTCAAACGAGCGTTTAATGCAGTTCTTTGTCGGGTCGTTCATAATGGTAACACGAGACAGGTAGCGCAGGTCTTCTATATCATCTCCTTTGTAATTGTCTAAAATAAACGCATCTACTTTGTCTGCAAGTTCTTCTCTAGGAATGCTCATAAAGAAGCCTTTCATATCGCATTTCAGATACCAACATGGCTTAGTGAAGCTCTCAGAACATTCTTTAATATCTGCCGCAAGCTGCCTTACTCCATAGAGCTGACCTTTGCCGCAGCGGCAGTTATACGTCCTGTCGCTGAAAACACCCTCGAATAGCGGTTCTAATCGTAGGGCAATATAATGATGAATAACTCTATCACGAAAATTAGCGGCAAAAACTTCCCGATAGACAGGTCGGGAAACAACAAAGGTAATGGATGGCATTGGCTCGTAAGTCCTTGAGTTTATTCTTTCAACCAAGTCCGTTATATTCTCGAACAGATACGTTTCAAACCTTATCGCATCTGGTGATGATGCCTTACCTTTACGGCAGTCTTCGTAGGCTGCTATAATATATTCTGCCTTTACCATTACTATTATCTCCCTAACTCTCCTAACTAGTGCTGTAACAGGACGAACTCGATTCGAATTGTCAACCTTACCGTTGTTGTTCCGATTGCCATTGTCGAAATTCAGATTCCACGCATTCGTGCCCGAATTCTCAACGCACGACCAGTAATTCGTCCGCTATTTTCTCGCTCTTTATTATACATCTTAGCTGCTTCGCTACACCGTACAAATGGTGATGCGACTTGACAGCAGCGAGACCATTATTTATGGAGAATCACATTCTATAATAAGCCTTAACCTAATTATACTCTAGCTTTATTCTAAGCAGGACTAACCTTTCTTAGAATTTCCCCAAGCTGTAGCCTGCCTACCGATGATGGTTGTCAGTCTGCAAATATCAGCCGCTTGCTTCTCTGAGAATAGCTTTCTCTTGAAGCAAAGGCGAAGGATTGTTTTAAGAAGTTCAAATTTGACACGAAACCCCATCATATACTGATGTCTGTTATCCGCATACATATTCGCTAGCTGAATGTACTCGAAAAGTTCAAGAGCAACGCTTGTCATTTTCTCACCTAAATCGTAACGATACATTCTCGGAAAACCAACCTTCATAGCCGTGAGTTTATCGACCAATTCAAAAGTATCCTTATATATCTGTAAATCCTTCGCTAATGCCATAGATATTCTAGCTTATTGCCACTAATTATTCGTGATATTGTTATTATTTATGTGTTCGTAATTCTCCACCTCCCAACCTTGCTTGCCCGACCTTCGGTCGGAAAGAGGTAAAGGGGTGAAGAGATAAAATGATTAAAATGCTGTAACAGGACGAACTCGACTCGAATCGTCAACCTTACCGTTGTAGCCCCGATTGCCACGGTCGAAAGTCAGATACCACGCAGTCGTGCCCGAATACTCAACGCACGACCAGTAAAGCGCCCGCTGCAAGAGTGATACAGACTGATTCCCGGCATCCTTAATGCGCTGTAGGGCGAGATTGATGGTTTCGAAGTGCTGATGGATAAGCGCAAGATCTCCCATGGTCGGAAGCCACCAGTTATGTTTTCCTATCTGACAAATCCTACTGCCCTCAGTACGATTCGTCATATAGTTCCAGCAGTAAGCAACACCATACGTTGCAGGGTCATCGTTCTTGTAGTAGCTGCTCGCCATGATGCCGGCAGTACGTGTTGAGCCATCGAAGGTATTTAAGTCTCCCGATGTCTGATACCCGACAGAACTGTTATTCTGCACGCTTCCCCATTTCATCGTATTCGATGGTTCGGTCAGAGCAATGCCCAGTCTGTAGCCACCATGCTGGATGACGATTGCATCAGCATCGCCAGATAAGATACCGATGCCCGTTGTCTGCCATGGCTCGATTCTTTTATACGAACCAATTACTGCATTCTCATCTCCAGTCTGAGGACCCCATCCGTCATTCTGCATCTTGCCGATGTAGACACCATCCTGCAAAGGACGAATGTTCTGTTCAAGATAAGCCTGCATGCTTGCCTTGCTTGCGTTTGTGACCGCCTGCCCATTTGCAGACAGCCAGTCGCTGATTTTTCTTGTCTTTATAGCCATAATATTATGTATTTTAAATGATGTTATTACTTATTTTTCTCATCTGCTGATACCGCGTTGTCGATAGCGGCATTCACTGCGTCAATGAAGCAGGGAGCGGTGGTGCGTTCAACGAGTTCCTTGATGATTTTCACTTCGTCATCGGTGTACTCAGTCTCGTCACTTCCGTTCCACATCTTCACAGCAAGAGCCTGTCCTGCCAGCCCCAATCCTGCTCCCTGCGAGTAGATGATGTTTGCAATCTGCTTGCGTGCGTTAACTACCTGACACTGATTCTTGTCGAGTGTCATAAATACTTCCAAGTGTTCTAACTTAACTTTCATATTAATTTTTGCTTTTATGATTATCTATCCGACCAATTCAAGTCATTTACTCCGCTCCAGAAGATACCACGACCGAAATAGGTCTTATCATTCTGACTAGGAGTAAGTATTTCTGGGTGTATATATACAAGATTTATTGTTTCTCCACCATGAAGTTGATGCCATCCACCGACATCGCAGAAATATATACCATTATTACGGTCATTGGCATTTATTGCCATCCAACGCTTACCTGTTCCTCCAGGTACAAACTCGTAATAATATGTAGCAATTGATATAAGAGGACTGAATACTACTATATCAATAGGACATCCGGACAAATTTTTATTAGGACTATACAATGGAATTTTGTATACGGTTTTATTGTCATAAGAAACACGCTCTAGAGGCACAGGTATTCTTTCGCTATCGTATCCGTCAGGATAAACTTGCATAGCATCCCCATATACTACTGCCAATGTACTCTGTCGATGCCCAAAGGCTGATCGACACCATACACTACTAGAATAGAAACGCCAACCCCTTTTCGCAGCAGAATTATATCCTTGATTATAAATATCTGCATCAAATGTTATACGGCCAGAACCATCAAAATATATTGAACCAGCGCTTTTAGTTCCATCAGAACTAACCGCAGTCAATCTATGAAAAGAGCCTGTCACACCCTTCAGTTCTCCTGCGAATATACCATTAGACGCATATAACGAACCATCTTTCGTTACGCTGAATGGAGCATCAGCCCCATTCGGTGCGCCAAGCCACAGAGCGTAATCATTATCTTTACTAACAACCCTAAACGAGCCAAACATTGCGCCACCTGACGGATTGTACAGATTAATCTGATTGCTTCCGAGCATATTGATGGTAGCGTTCTCGGCAAGAAGAAGATGAGTTGCTATTGATTTATATTGGCTCATCTTTGTCCAATGCCCATCAGTCAAACTAGGCGAAGAAGTTTCATCGTCATACGTTTTAGTACATTGATACCACTTGCCTTTAACACAAACAACATCAACGTATGCTTCTTCTCCTGCACCCGAAAGATACTTATAGCTGCCCGATTCAAAACCGTCATGTTCACGCATAAGAGCACCTTTTTGCCCTTTGTCTCCTCTCTGAGAGAAGGAGATAGAGCCAGTTACTTCTGCTAAAACCTTTGTCATAAGCTGTACTATATAGTTCCTGTTATCGAATACACCGCACCCTTATAGGCTCTGATACCAGCTTCGGTAATCGTAAACGTATTTCCCGATTCGGTGATTGCTGAATTGATAGGCACACCTGCGTTGGAATAGAGCGACATAGAAAATGTTACTCCAGTCTCATTTTCGGTTGAACCTCTCTTGCGCATATATGGCTTATAGACAATTTTGCCGCCTGAGTTTTGAACGAAGTTCTCAGCTACAGGGTTGTTGTTGCCGTCTGTAGGGTTCGGATAAAGAATGTACTCGTCTGATACGTCATTGATAGTCTGTGTGTCGGAAGCATAGAAACTACCAGCCTTCCATGCTTCGCACTTTACGATGATGGACGAATCCACGTCCGTCTCGTTGATGGTAAATGTAGCGGAGGTGTTATCCTGCCTGAGTACCCATCCACCGCTAGCATCTGGCAGATACCACTTGAATGTATATCCAGTAGATGTAACCATATTGCCATCCGTAACCTGCGCCTTGACAGTACAGGTTCCACCCTTCTCCGTAATCGCGAAGAGATTCTTGTCTGACGTTGCGATGATGTTCACACGCTTGGAATCAATCACACCTTCGGCTATATATACTGGATACATAGCTTGAAGTTTCACATTTGTGTTTGATATGGATATATCAACCTTACAGATAATAGTGAATGAATCGCCACCATTGATATTGACAAGGTTCTTATTGACCGTAAGGGTCGGATTGCCGCTAGCATCAGACCCCTCCGTGAAATGACCTGCCGCACCGCCAAATGAATTCGTTGAAACGTGCGAGGCATTGAAAGTCAGCGCAACACCTGCGACAATCCACGTTGGGGTGCCTCTAGTGAGGTCAAACGAATTGCCCGCACCCTGTTCCGCCGAATATGCCTGCATAACCAGCTTTGGCTTCGTTGCACCGCTCGCCTCGAAGTTAGGCACAACGTTGGAAGGTGACGCAGGGTTGCCGTCATAATTCTGATACACGTCTCCTGTAGTACATTGCAGAATAGTGTGCAAGGTAGTACCATTACTTGTAACGGTAATCTGTCCTGTAACTGTAGCTTTACTCATTGTTTACCTCACTTTCTTCTTTAGTATCTGTATTTTCGTTACCTGTATTCTCGGAAGACGGATTGTCGCTGCCACCCGAACTGATATTGCCATTATCTCGGGTATCGCCATCGCCGCCGAACTCAACTGGGGTATAGCAGGAGGCAGGAGTATCAGTAGTTCCCTTGATTTCCGCAAGAGCATCACTCTCTACTACAAGTGAGCCGCCGACATTGGCTGCCCTCTCGTTGAGGTTCACACCTTTCACACCATTCAGCTCACTCTGATAGAGCAGACAGTTTCCGTCACTTGTCATTGTCAGCGGTACTCCGCTTTTGATAATGGTCTCTGCGACCTGCTTAGTTACCTTAACGTAGTATTTCATAATTTTGATTTTTTAAAAGTTAAACACTATCCGTTATTCTCGTCAATCTCCCTTGATATGATGTATTTTCCGCCCTCATCCACAAGGGCATTTCCGTTCTCGTCAACAATCAGCTCGTAAGCACCTCGGTCTTCGATAGACAGACGAATGCTCTTCTTAGCCTCAAATGGGCACTGGAATGTCTCGCCATAACCTAACGTCTCTGCACTCTGCGTCATTGTAGTAACACCATTATTTGTGCTCTTGCCGTATGTTATCTTCTGCCATTTTGCTCTCAGCACTTTTTTCCAAACGGATGGTTCAATAACTCCATTGTTGTCGCTGACAATAGCTCGGCAGGCAACTGATGTCGCATCTTCATTGAGTCCGAAGCCATCGCCGATGAACTGAGCCGTGAGCGGCGGTATGGTTCTATTGATGTACGTAACCTTCCGAGCATCAGCATCACGGGGCGAGGAGGGAATACTGCCGCTATAGATATAGCACGCTCTCAACTCATATCCGATACCTTCGCCTATCATATCACAATCAATAGTGATAGAGGAAATCTGCCCGTTTACACCCTTGGTCATTGCCGTAATCTCGTAATTCTCGGCATCGTCAACAGATGATATAAGCTGCTTCGTACCGTTGTCAAGAATGCGATACCACCATATTCTCGTCTTGCTGTCTGCTGTCTTATCCTTAGCTCCAACCATAATCTTGGCGGTAAGAGTTTTAGATGCAGCGTGCTTGATAGGATTCCACAGCACTGTAGGTGGACTATCAAGCATAATCTCAGCTCTCGCATTGGTACAATCTTCAAGATAGAGAGCCTTGTTAGCCGCGAACGTGTACTTATATCCGCAAACTGGGTCTGTCCAGCTTCCTTCAAATCGCATTGTTCGTGGCTTGCCTAGAACGGAGTTCTGCTTGATATAGAGAGTTCCCTTATCCGAACCTTCCCTCACAGCTTCATATCCAGCCTTCACACTTGCATTCTCACTTGTAGCTACTACCACGATGCCGCTAGATGTCACCTCCGACCACTTGAATGTATCCAACTGACTATTGAAGACAGGTGTTTCTCCTGGGTTATCGGGGTCGATGAGATGGCAGGAAGGAAACATCGTGCAAGGTCGAATGGTGAAGTCGGGCGAGAATGAGCCTTCAATACCATCATACTGCTGTCTGTTGATGATATTGCCAACAATCTCTATGTTGCAGGATTGAGAGTAAGCCGTAGGCTGTATCTCCATCATCTTGTCAACACTAACTGCTAATTCTTTAGCCATATTCTATTTATTTTAAAAATTTAACATTAATCAGAAACTAACACTCACATCTTCGGAATACATCGTCTCTCCATCCCTGATTTCGGCATCACATCGGAATGTCACACTACCTATCTTGAATGCAGCACCGCCAAGGTCTTCATAGGTCAAATCAACCGACAATCCGCAGTTGGCGTGAGAGAGTGCCCATTTATTATCTGCCGTTGGATTTCCGCTGTCTCTAGTCCACACAACATTGACCATAGAATCGGTCACGTCTTGATTGTAGAGCCTTCCGACTACTGATAGAGTAGTGAATACTTTCCAAGAGCCATCAGCGTTCGTTGCCATCAAGTCGTTGAGACGGAAGTTCCACAGCTTCGATGATAGCATTTCGAGCGTGAAATAAGGGTTGCCTTCAACGAACGCCCAAGCGGTAGATGAGTATGTCGGCGGCTTTGTTGTCTTATCTTCAAGGCATTGCCACTTGCACCCGAGGTAATAGACGGTATCAATCGTTCGGTCACCATTGCGGTAAGGATTGTCGCCTTGCGCAACAGCCAAGCTCCAAACACCTCTGTCTCTTGTCGTGTAGATTGGGTTGCCCTGATAGTCTATCTGCTGGAATGATGCAGCCATCATCCACTTAGCATAGAACGCTCCATCACGCTTGTTGGCGGTAGGGAAGTCTTGGAAGAGGAACGATAGTGCATCTGGCAGCTTACCCATCGCAAGAGAGTAGTTCGTCTTGTCTATGATAGGCTTAGTAACGTGGTCGAGCCATACAAGCAACCCCTCAGACGATGATATGTACCAGCAGCTCTGTCTGTCTTCGTCCACCGCATTTCCCCATCGTATCAATCTTGCCAGCTCGCAAGGTGGATAGTTCTTCTTACTAGGACATTCATCATCGGGGTAGCAGACTACCGTAATGGTATTCGTTACGGTGTTAACCGATAGTACTCGCAGCCACATATCATAATACTTGCCGTTCTCTGCCAGAGTATTGATGGAAGCTAAGACAACATCATTCTCCTTGAATGCCGTAAAGTCGTTATCCCATCGCTTCTGCAACTTCAAATCATAGGTTACATTACCACCCTCCGTTGCCGCATGAGTCCCCATCACCGACTCAACCATACCGCTCTCGGTAAAAACGAAGTTACTCTCCATCGCCGTCTGGCGGTTGACGATAAGCTCCTTAGCGATAATGGAACTGCGAGACGTAATACTCTCGAACTCAGCGTTTCCCAGTTCGTCAATCCTGCCACCAGTACCAAAGAGCATTCCTTGTATAAACTCGCCGAAAGTTGCACCCTTCTTAAATTGAGATAAGTCTTCTGCTGTCAAGCCTTGAAGGAACTTCTGCACCTTCTCCCAGGTAACTGTACCTTTTGCGATGTCATCGTTTATCTTTGAGATGAAGTGCTTACTTCCCTCTGTTGCAATCAGATTCTTAACCTGTGCAGTTGTCAAGCCTGCACCTGTTCCGCCATTTTCACTTTGGAGAGACGATATCTGTTGCTGAATTTTCTGGATAGTTCCAACCTCCTTGTCCTCACGGAGAGTTATATCGTAGGTAGGAATCTTACCATCTTCTTCCTTGATTGTGAGCTGATCGATAGAGATGATTCCTTCGATATTGAGGTCTGTATCATTGAAGTTCATCAGGTCGCCGGCCTTAAGCGTATCGTGGATGCTCTTGATAACTCCGGTATCGTCTGCCTGCGCTTGGTCGTGCTGCCTTGCCATGAAAATCTCATCTACCTTCGGCTGATAGACGTACCTTGTATAGTCATTCTTGTCAATGAGCGCAATGGAGTACTTAAGGAGCTTCAGTGATGCAGCATTGACATACGAATTAGGAAGTGTGATGCCGGTAAGAACGAAATGGTCTCCTTTCTTGATAGGATAGTCCTTGTATGGGAACCAAAGCTCAAGAGCATCGTCCTTGATTCGCTCGATAGTGAGTCTCCATCTTCCATCTACCTTGGTAGAGGATGCTACCTTGAACGTTCGGCCACCGCACATACCATCTTTCATGGAGATTGAGAAATCGTCATCCTTTAAGTCGTTGATATCAAAGTCGATAGCCTTTTTAAGATAGATATCAACATTCTTTACGGTTTCATTATCGCCAAATCTTCCGTCATCATCAGGAGCCACACCCTCATCAATCTCATCCACACGCACACCACCGATAACCATTTCTTCGATGGTAGGGTAGATTTCTACGACTCCATTCGTCTTATCATCGGTATCGAAGAACTGCGATGCCGAACGAAGACCAATCTGATCGATGTTGATGGAATCGATGTATGGTCTATGCGGGTCAGTAGAGAATCTGTGTTGTTTTCCGGTAGGGTTCACGTACTTCTTCTCCTCATCCGTGAGTGAATCATAGAAGTCACTCAGCGATACATGGGGAAATCCAGGCAACATAAGCCTGTTGATTGACATATTGTTCGGGAGATTCTCTGCATATTCCTTCATGGACGAAGGAATATTTTTCTTGTTGAGGCCCGATGTGATATACATCTTCGTGTTCCCTGCCTTAACCTGAGCGATGAAAGTGTTAAGGTTTTCCCTTGATTCTTCGTCACCGCTATCTACCTGCGTTCCCTTGTATTCCGAATAGAATCTACACTTATTGGTATTGTATTTCTTTGTTACATAACCGGTAATCTCAGTCTTGAAATCAAATGTAACCTTAAGTACCCAACCGAGAGACTGCTCGCCAGTTTCCCCAGGAGCAATATACTTTCTCGGATTCTTGAAATATGTTTCTATATAGTCGAGGTCCAGTTCAAGTGTAACATTCGTGCTGGCCCCGACGACTTCCATGATGTTCGCCACATACTTGACACCGAGGTCCGCATAGTAATGAGAAGGAAGGTTCTTCTCGGAACCATAGGCTCTTAGTCTTGTAACGACACTCTGGTCGGAATCAGCGTTCTGGATAATCTCATATAATCCATTACCGAGTCCATACTTAAAGATATGGTTTGCCTGTATTCCGGTAGTACCGACATATATGTTTCTTCCTCTGACGATGAAGTTTATGTCCCACTTCTCGTTCACAAGCGCAAGGGCCTGCCAGCAGGTCTGCGAATCCACTGTAATAGACATCGATTCGATGACGTTATCTCTTGTTCCTTCGCCGTACATTGACAGCCAGTCGCTCGCGAGGCATCCACGCTGAACGGAACGCTCCTTGTTTCGGGAGTAAATCTTCCAAAGACCTGCACCAATCTGCTCATCGAGGTTCGCCTGGATCCTGTCTAGTAAATCATCCAAAGTCTGTACATAGAATGGGAATTTCGGTAGGGCAGTGTAGTGAAGTTCGTTATCGTTCAATACCACATCGAGGAACTCTGCCCTGGCAAGCTCGTCCTGCAATGCGTTGAACTTCACGCTGTCATATACGAAGCCCTCACCGTATGTGTCTGGTCTGGCCTGCTTGTCTTTGCCCGGCTCGTAGTTGAGTTCGAACCGCTCGCCACGATAGACAATATAGTCGCCTATCTGGAAGTTGATAGGCACTTCATGCTTGAAATTGATAGCCACGAAGCACTCACCCATCCAAGAATCGGAGTACTCCAATCCATGAACGGTTATCTGCTCTCCGTTAACGTCTGTCAGCTTCGAGCCATCCTTATGATAAATATTCCAAGCGCTCATCTGTATGCTATACTAAATTTGAAATATTGCCCTGTGTATCCTTAATCGGCTTAATATCAGTAACAGGGTCGTTAAACTTGAAAGTAATAGAGAGGACTAGCAAGTCCTCGTTTCCCGGGTATCTGTACAGGTCCGGATCAATGCTCTTCAGTCTTACATGTTGCCTTCCAATCTTGTTGAAGTCGCAGTACATTTTCATCATGCCAGACATGCGGAGATAGTCAATGAAAGCCTTGCACTTCTCGTTGGCTCCGAAAGCATCGCCCTTAAACAGGAACTTGACCTTATTCTCGTATGCCGCCATGTAGAGTCCATCCTTGCCGATATATTCGTCATCACCATGCTCATCGTGCCACTCCCTTTTAATAGGTTCCTTGACAGAATCACAAGGCTTGAACGGGTTCTCGCTGACGTACATACCGAAGTCGGCGATGGAGTCCTTCACCTCGTTCCCATCGCCTTCCTTCTGCATGTATATCCTGAAATAATCTTTCATACCTTAAATCAACTTTTTATAATTGCAAATATACGAAAAATAGAATAAATATGCAAGAAATATTCAATTAAAAATGCATAAATATACAAAGGGGCACGAATATAGATCCGCGCCCCCGATTATTACTTCATCTTCAATGATTTTGTTCCGTTAAGAACTCTGTTGAAGTTGTCGTTGTATTCCGTAAAGATGCTTTCGATTCTCTCTGCCGCATCTGCATTTCGTAACGTGTTACGAGCAATCGTATTAAGTTGTGTCAGCTGAGACTTGGCAATCTCACTCATCTCCAGATAGTACTTAGCCTGTTCTGCGCGGATAACAGAACAATCCAACCTAATAGCATTAAGATACGACAGACCAAGATCTGCTTCTTCTTCTGTTATTCCCTTCACAGAGTTTCTTGATGAAGAACTGCTATTATCTGACCATCCGTAAGTTTTCTTAAGGTAATCTCTCGTTGCCTCGATTTGCTTTGAGAGCTCATCTGTGCTGTTCTTTACGTCGGCATACTCGGCTCCTGTGTATTCTGAAATAACATTCCCGTTGGAATCCTTGATCTTGTCACCATTCTCTGCGTACCCCTGAGTCTTCTTCAGAAGAGCCTTGATTTTGTCTCCATATATATTCTCAATCATGGAGTTCAAGATGGTCTTCTTCAGATTTTCCTCGAAATGGTCAACGAGATTGTCTGACGTGTTTGCCATCGTAGCCATAGCATCTCCCCAAGAAGACACTAGGTCGGAGAACTTGTTGCCGGTAAGCTTCTCTGTAAGAGCCTCAATCATGTCATCAGCCTTCTCTCCGTACTGAATGAGCCTTTCCAGGTAATCCCTGAACTCAGAGTCCATACTAGCCCAAAGACCGGTATAATCCTTTTTTATCTTTGAAAGAGTATCGGCGTCCATATTGAGCATATCCTCCATTCCATTGAACTGAACTCCGTACTTTGAAGAAATTTCTCCTGCTACATCACGCCAATTCTGACCATTGTACTTGTACGAACCCTTCCACATTCGATACCAAATAGAATGAGATCCGGCAGAAGCACCAGAATTGAGCCTCTTCTGGGCGATAACCTTGGTCTGCTCAATCTCCGCCTTAAGCATTTCCTGAGCTTCCTTGGATGCCTCTGTAGCCTCTGTACCCCAATGAATGTTCATGTACTCAGTCTTCTTGGAGATGAGAGAATCCCAAATTGAGGTCAGGTTGTCGTACTCAGCCTTCGCCTTGTTGTAGCTGCTGTAGTCTGCACCGAACGCCTTGATGAGCGAGCCGCCAATGCTCAACGCTGCGGAAGCGGCTGCTGCGTATGGACCAGCACCTTTGAGGAACCCGAGACCCTCCATTTTGCCGAGGGTATCAAAAGCCCCGGCTGTACTTGCTGCCGAAGAGAATGCGCCTGATGCTCCACCTACAATTTGACCAAGGATTGAATCCTCTTCACCCATAGCCTTGAACAGATTGATTACCGGGTCAAGAACCGTATTGAGCGCCTGCATCTTTGTCGCAAGTTCAGAGATGGCCTTAGACGAGTCGGCGTATGCTGACTGCTGATCATTCTTCAGACTCGCCTTGGTTCTTACGCCGCCAGCTATTCCAAGTCTCGAAGCATCCTCCTTGCTGATGAATATCTTCACAGTATCGTCCATACCGCCAAGACGCTCATTTATGAACTTTCCGATAGCCTTACCGCGATTCACCCCTCCGAAGATGAAGCCGAACGGGTTTCTGCTAATCTGCTCATTTCTGAGCTTATCCAAGGCATCCCTCAACTGTTTGATGGATTCTACGGACAGACCAGTAGTCATAGAGAACTGGTCAATCTTCTCAATCATCGAGTTGATGGTAGCGGAAGACACCCTGTCGAGGTCATCAAAGATGGCAACCCAATCAGATTCCTGTTTGAACTGCTCGAGCTGAAGCTTTGCCACATTCTCATCGTGAGTCTTTGTGGCTCCGGCCTTGGCTCTGTCTCTCATCTGTGGGTCTTCGATGCCCTTGATGAGTTCAAGTTGTCTCTCGTATTTGCGATTCTCGTCCTCAATCTGCTGGGCAATGGTAGCATTCTTCTCAATCAGGCTAGCCATAAGGTCGATGGTTTCCTTCTTGATTTTATTGTTCTCATCTTCCAGCTTCTTTCGGATATCGTAAACACGAGTCTCCTCGCCATATTTATCCTTGACATTTTCAAGGCTCATTCCCTTAACCTCGTCCGTAGTCAAGTTAAGGCCGGACTGAACGTTGTCGTGCTTTACCGCAATATCGAGTTGCTCCTCCAGGAACCTCTTGTATGTATCAAACTGGACAATTCCGCCGAAAACTATGTTTTCTGAACCCTTCTTGTTTCCTGTCAGCTCATATATCTTCTTGTATGTCTCATACTGCTCAGATATAGTATCAAGTTGCTTATTGAGTACATTCAGTTCCTCTCTGCGCTGGTCTTCGAGAAGCTTTCGGTTTTCAGTTTGAATGCCAGCCTTCTCGTTTGCAGCATAGGCCAATCTCTCCCTTGTTGAGGCCGGGAGAGTCTTCAAGAGTTCTTTAATAGAGGCCTCATAATTGGTGTAGTCGGAGATAGGGAATCTCTTTTTATCATTGAATATAGCCTCAAACTCTCCGTCATTAGCAAGCTGACCAAGAGCACCTTCTCCATAAATCTCCTTAAACTTCTTGATTTCAGCATACATCTTCTTGTATAAGTCGATGCGCTTCCTCAAATCTTCAAGAGCCTTATCTGTCTGCGCGCCTGTTGACCTACGGCCACCGGTTTTCTTGTTTTTCTTCTTGTCGTCACCAGTAAACCATTCGCCCCAGTTATCATGATAAGCCTGCATCTTAAGTTCGTACTCCTTCTGCTTCTGTGTAAACTCATCGAGAGAAAGCTTGCCCAGCGCAAGCATATTCTTTCTGGTATTGAGTTCCTTTTTTGCAGCAGTAATGTCCGACTCTGCGTTGCTCTTCGCTTTATCGTAGTCGTCTCCGGCATCCTTTCCCCAGCTCTTGACGTACTTGTTCTTCTCATGGTAGTCGTAACCACTACCCTTGAGATTCTTTTCGAGCTGCTGAGTGAGATCCGAGTCATCGTTCCTGAATACGAGATGAATGACAGCCTCGAATCTATCAGCCGCAAGCATTCGCTTCAATGCGTCTGATGCAAAAGGATAGTCTTTCTGAACCTGAGCCGCAGCATCCTTCATCATGTTTGAAACCTGTACCTTCTCTGCATCTGTCAATTCCTGGTTGTTGCGAATCTTGTCACCAATCCATGGAAACGAAGTGTTTACTGCGTTATCGAGAGCATCCTTGAATTTGTTCTCGTAGAAGCCAGTTTCAACACCCATCGCATTAAGAACGTCAGCACGGAACTGATCAGAAACATCCTGGTTCCATCCCTGCTTTGCAAAGAATGACGAAAGAATCTGATTGGCCTTACCCTGCAACTTCGGGCTGTTGCTAATATCTCCAAGCTCATCAATGAGATAATCGCGCATGGCTTTCACCTCATTCTTATACTTTTCCTCCCAGGAGTTGAAGCTAGCGAAGTCGGATTGGGTGGCATTAATCATATTCGCCTTTGCGGATGCTGAAGAGAATGCTTCTGCTATTTCCTTTGCAGAAGACAGTTTCTCGTCGAATCCATTGTATGTACCCTCGTCCGAAAGAGATTTCTGAGTACTCTCCTCAACCTGCTTGAGAAGAATGAGCTGTTCTTTGAGATACTTAAGTCTATCCTCATTCGATTTCTTTTCGAGAAGGCTCATTGTGAAAGCATTCTCCTTTTCAGGAGCAATCTCCTTAAGCTTTTCCTTATATGCGTCAATGAGGTTTTCTATCTCTTTCTCATCGCCGTCCTTAATGGCTTTATCTGCATCGTTATCGCGAAGGAACTCGCCGATCTGAGTGTACCTGTCTTTCAGTTCGTCAGCCGTAGTCTCCATATCCTGTTTCAGCTGCTGATGCTTCTGCCAGTAGTATGCAAAGATTGCAGATCCGGCAGATATAGCTATTCCTGGAAGACCACCAAGAAAACCGATGATAGAACTGAATCCGGACTTCAAGCCTCCGAGAAGCAAGCCTCCTGCGGCTCCCCATTTACTAGGGCTAGCCAATCCCTTCAGAACTCCACCAAGGGAGATTCTGTTTACCTGACCCTCCTGTTTGGTGAGAGCCATACCTTGCTTGTACATCTCCTTGGTTATCTGACCGGTAACATACAATCGCCTGAGCTCGGCTTTTGTTATCGCATTCGCCTTCGCGAGTGCCTGAATATCCTGAATCCGAATCTGATTTTTGTACTGAAGAATCTGTTTCTCTACAGGAGTTATTTTCTCTCCACGCAAAAGCTTAAGCTCTGCTTCTTTCGCAATATTTCCCTTAGAGTTCAGTATCCTCTTTCCTATACCTCCTTCCAGGGTCTTAACTCCACGCATAAGGGCCGGACCTGCGAATGCCGCAACCATAGCAGGACCCAAGACGTGAATCTGCTGCACGAGATTGGTGACAACATCAAGAATACCCTTGAAAGTTCCACCTATAATATTCTTGCCGTTAGCAAAGTCGGCAAGCATGATTTCCCAGGCATCTTTCAGCTTGTTATATCGTCCGAGCAGAGTCTCACTCAGAACCTGCTGCATATTATAGAACTGACCACCTACATCAGTCATCTGCCAGAAGATAGACTTCACATCATCAAAACTTACATCTCTGCTTGATATACGAGTCTTAATCTCTGATGTAGAGACATTTCGACCCTCTTGCTTAGAGTAGAACTCAGATAACTTTTCAAGCAGAGGAATACCTGCATAAGCAATCTGGCGGAGTTCCTTACCATCGAGCCAGCCACGAGCCTGAACCTGACCAAATGCCAATGCGATACGGTCAAAGCTAACACCAAGACCGGAAGACATATCCGCAAGCCTCTTGGTTGTGTCATAGAGCTGGTCGTACTCAACTCCATACGCAGCCAACTGCTTAACATCTCGGTTCAATTCAGAGAATGTAAATGGCGAATTAAGAGCGAGTTCCTTAATCTGATTAAACATTGTGTTCGCGTTCTGCATATCACCAAGGATGGACTGGAGAGCGATATGCTGCTTCTCCATCTCACCACCAGTTGTGATGATGCTCATAGCGAACTGCTGGGCGCCGAACACAAGACCTCCCTGCAAGAAAAGCGACTTCAAATCCTGTACGGTTGAATTCAGCTTTCCTGCATGGCTATTAGCTTTCTCGAATCCGCGAACTAAGTCGGATTGTATCCTTGCGCCTGTTTGCGCTATTTCCTGCTGGTGTTTCCTCTCTAGATCTACAGCCTTTTGTTTTTGGCTAATAGCGGATTCCATACTTCTAATAAGAGGGGAATAGTCGCTTGTCCCTCGTCCCATTGAGAATAAATCTCTTATAGAATACCCACTAAGATTAGCCATAGCTCCTCGAAGAGTATTAAGCTCGCTTGTTATTTGCGAAAAAGCAGCCCTTATACGAGCCAAATCTTCTGTAGATAATGTATTCTTTCCGCTACCAAACAACCCTTGCAGTTGCATTCTTTGTGCTTCAAGTTCCTTAACTCTATCACGAACGAGGGATTCTGCTTGTTTTCGAGATACTGAAATTGCTTCTCTTCTAGCCTGGTTAGTTCGCTCAGTCGCTTCTCTTAACCTATTTTCGGCAGCGATCATTTCCTCATTACGGCGTACGATAGCATTTCGCAAGTCAGAGAGTTCTCTTTCCCTGGCAGCTAGCTCTTGTGCAGCCTGCGCTTCATTTTTCATCGCGACAAAGTTACCGTGCTCGGTTGACTGTCTGTCTCGTTCCAAAATTGCGGATTTCAGTTGCTGCATTTCCCTGTAACGCTCATTAAGCTCCTGCGCCTGTTTTGATTCGTTAACAAGCGTCACGAATGCTCCCTGAGCCTCCATTTCCTTGTCGCGTCTTAAGATATCTTCTTTTAACTTGGCAAGTTCATTGTATCTATTTGTTAAATCAAGTGCAGCCTGCGCTTCATTTTTCATCGCGACAAAGTTACCGTGCTCGGATTGTTCCTTGTCTCTACGAAGAATGTCTGCTTTTAGTTCCGATAACTCCTTCAGCCTTTTGCTGAGATTTGCAGTTTCCTGAGCCTGAATACCCATTTGAGCCGCTATATTTTTAAAATCCTCAGCGATTTCTTTGCTATTCTCTCTATTAAAGTTCTTAAATAACTTCTCAGCAGACTTTCTTCCGGACTCAGTTTTTAGATCCAACTCCGAAAGTGCTTCTGAAATTTCTTTCAGTTTTGACCTAACATTGCTGTCTTTAATGTTTAAGTCAAACCACAAGTCACCTAAATTTCCACCTGCCATATCCTGAATATTTTTAAATTAGAGTTTATTGTTTAAGTAATCAGCAAGATTTATTTTCTCGCCGACAAGACTTCCCTCATTCTTCTTTTTCTCCATCCACCTGTCGTAGAGGTCATCCATCTCCTTCTTGGTGTGCTTCTTCGGACCGCCTTCCTTCTTGGCCTTTGGATAGACAACAAGAGGCTGGTCTGCAACCATGAGGTCAATCTGTGCCGATGAATAGCCCCACCAGTAGTCGTATGCTGCAATGAAGTACTTGCGCTGAAAGAGGAAACCGAACTTCTCCGCTAGTGAGAAGGCTGCTCCCCAGCTGGTTCTGCTTGGATAGCTTTTGCTTCGCTCCTCGTCATCGTCATCATCACGTCCGTCATCCCGGTCGCTAATATGGTAGCCAGTGAGAATGCGTTCGATGGAATTTTTTTTTTAGAAACATCGAGTACCCTCAGGACCTCGGTTACATCCACATCATTGATGTAGTAGAGCCAACGCCAGTAAAGCCAGTAGAATGCTCGTATCTTCCAAATGTTGTTAAGGAGGATGCAGACACAAATCTTGACGTTGCGCTTCCATTCGTTCTTCTCCTTTGCCCTGATATGAGAACACTTGCTCATTGTTCCCTTGCGAATCCAGCCGAGCTTGTGCTTCTTTCCTCTGAACACGAACTCGGTAGGCTCGTCGTGCAGCACGCTGTCAAGCAACTCCTGCAAGTCTACTGAAGGCTGCTCTATTTTCTTTTCTTCTGCCATGATTGTATGCTATTAAATGAAGAAGGGCGGCACGGCTGTTGATTAGCCTGCCGCCCAACGGTTTGTTATCCTGAATCTAATTACCTAAAGAAGCTTTTTCCTCTTGATTAAGCGCCAGAGCCTTGTGTCCCACTAGCTGGAGCCTTAGTAAGCCAAGCGATGCTACGCTTACCTGCACCCTCAATAGAACCTGAGAACTTAAACGCAACAGGCTCAGTACCGGAGTTATCCCACTGCAATGTAGCGTAGAGAGCGATGTTGGTAATAACCATAAGGTTCTCCTTCTCGTCGTCAACGATAACGATAGTGCCCTTGATCTTGAACTTCTTAGGCTCAACAGCGATACCTGTAAAGCAGGTAGTAGCGTCGAGAGTAGCGTCACCTGTACCCTTCAGGGTAACCTTGGTCAGCTCGGTGATAGCATCCTCGCCGAACATAATTGTCAGCAAGTCCTTTGCCTTTGAAGGAACAACGAACTCTACATTGAAGTCGCCGAGCTCTGCGGTAGTTGCCCAGTCGCCTGCAAGACCGATAACCTTATAGTGGTTGATGGTTGGGTCATCCATAGTCGCCTTCAGCGAGTCAACGGTAACCGGAAGCTCAACCTCTGGGGTGATGTCGACTGTAGCCTTGCTCAAATCGGTAATAGCCTTTGAGTAGAGCAGAGTTTTAGGACCATTGAAAATGTCCTTCATCTTGTCAATAGTTGTCATAGCCATAATCTAAAACATTTTAAATTGTTATACCTGAATACTTATTTCGTGCGTAACCTTCCCTGTATGATCGTCACGGAAAAACCTGCGCCGTCGTCTGTCTGTAGCGTTATACGAGGATTGGAAACAATGAGATTTTTTGTGGAGATTGGAAATCTGTCCATAATCTCCTGGACTTTCTCGTCAACGCTAGATACATCAAGTGTGTGCAGGTTGCTTGCCGAATTCTTATCGCGCACATACAATTCGATTTGAGCTATAGTGGTGAAATCATTGTAAACTCCACTTGAGTTCATCTCGTTATTGTAGATACTAGATGGAAAGTATACCACGATGTAGCTGTTGATTTTCGTATCAACTGCTTTTGGTCGGCTCCGGGAGTAGAGCTTGTCACAAATCCCCTTCATTGCATTACCGACATCGAAATATAGAGTCTTAATACTAACCATATTTTACATCGATCTAAAGTATCTAACCAAATATTCTCTAAGAGAGGTAATCACGTCGTGACCTCTCTTTACCTCGACAAACTTAGCGTAATCCACACCGGCAACAAGAAGCATCTGCCATGTAGCATCGTACTTTCCTTTGTTGTGTTCCCTTGAAACAAGTTCATCCCACGCAGCGTTCGGACCATATTCGCCACCTTCTCCATATTCACCCTTGAAAGGTCTCCGTCCGCTGTCTTTGAAGGAGAACGAACTGCGATAATACTTTTCGAGGTTGTATCTCTCTCCAGCAGCAAGGGTTACTCGGGTTGGCTCTGGACCAGGAGCATAATGAATTGACTGCAATGAGCCGTTGTAATATGTACCGATGGCGGTTGACTTGTACAAGTTACCGGTTACGTCATCATAGTTGCGAGACTTGTCGGCAGCCTTCATTGTCATTTCAGCCGCATGATCCATCTTCTGCTGCATCTTTTCTACAGCCATCTGACGAATTTTCTTCTCGACCTGTAAAAACTGACCTGATAAACTTGTCATAATCTAAACCCTTGTCAAATTCCAATATACAACAGTCCTGTTATTATCCGGTTCGCAGTCCTTAACCATACCAACCTCGGTGTTGTTGCCGACAGTGGAGTAGATGGTGTCGCCGTCAAGAGGACATCTGTCAGCATCCCATTCGTCATATCTGACAGGAATCGATGCCTTTCTCTTGTTCTGGTCGACGTTTTTGTCTCCCTCTGTAGTGGTATCGGTGTAACTGCGGCCTTCGCCATAATAGAGAATGATTTCCTTGTCCTCACCAACTGGAGCATCATCATCGGCAAACGGGTCATCAGGGTCGGCTTTTCCGACGACCTTCCTCACGATCTTGATGATGTGAGGGTATCTTGGATTTCTGATGTTTTCCTTTTCCATACGCCTTATTTGATGATGTGAGGGAGAGGTTCTCCCCAAGGAGAATAATTCGCCCTCTTTACTCCGTGGGAGGTCACCCGGAAGGTGGACTTCTTCTTGAGCATCGAATCAGGCTCCAGCTCCGCATAGATAGCGTTAGCCTCTGCCTTCATCTCGCTCCTGTCGTTGTCCGACATATCATAGCCACCTCCCGAATGAGTCCATCCGTTATCGGAATCGGAGGTGTTGTTCACCTTGCTCGGACCAAGAACAAACCATTTCAGCATGTCGGCATAGGCAAGTCTAACCTTGTCCTTGTCGCAGGCTTCGAGGTCAATTCCATTTTCAAGCTCCCTGTCGTGCATGATGCCCAACAGAGCCTTCATCGGCATCTCGAACTTCACCTTATTAATAAGGTAGTCGTTCACAGTGTAAATGTTCATCTCCGAATCCATAGTCATACAATCTAGTTACGTTAAAGAATTAACCCTTCTTGGTGATGTCGATAATCCAACGGTAAGGGGAATCGAGCATAGCAGGAACAGAAGCGAGGAACAAGTCTGTCTTGAACTCCTGGAACATACCGTTCGCTGTGACCATGTTACGAAGTAAACCGAGGCGGTTGTTGGTCTGTGCCCAAGCAACGTCCACGAGCTTGTTACCGAGAGTGTCGAAAATTCGCTTATCGAGAATTTCCTTGCGCATGAAACGCAAAGGCTTGCCAGCAGGGCGAAGAACGACTGTTCCGTCTGCCCAACCACGAATCTCGGTAACAGTTCCGTCGAAGCGCTTGTTGTGCTCAACCTCATCGACAATCTCGATAGGAGAAAGGCCATTGAGGTCAACAACAGACTTCAGGAACATTGCGTTGTTCGGACCGTAGTTTTGCAAAACTGCCACAAAGTTAGCGTTCGCCCAGCTCTTGTACAACTCAGCAATCTGCTTGTTCTTCAAGAATACGTTATTGTAGTCGTTCTTGGTCATCTGCCATACGAGAGGTACACTGCGGTACTCGACGTTCTCCTTGCGCCAATCCTCCTCAAACTTGCGCATCTGCTCAAGCAAGTCGCAGTTTGGATCGTTCCAGGCAAGCGTACCCGCCTTTTTGAAGTTCTTCTTTGGAACCTTTGCGTCATACAGAGGCTCCTGGATACCACGACCAATCTTGTCGTAGTCGATGAAACCGGTCGAACTCAACTGGGCTGACATGTATGTCATAGTCATGTCGAGTGAGTCGTACAATACCTGTACCTTGTCGAGGTAAGCATCAACCAGGTCAGCGTCGTTGCCGAACTCATCCTGGAGAAGCTTCATCTTGTGGTAACGCTCTGTCGCAGTCTCACGGAAGCCGTCAGCAGCGAAGTCTGGGATAGAAGCGGTGTACCACTCAATACCCTCGTGGTCGTTCTGATAGCCCTCGCCGAGAGGAGCACGGAGGTTCATCAAGGTTGCAGGGTTCAATGTACGTGTGCGAACCTTGAAGGTTGCATCACCATTGTTAGATGTAGGGGTGAGATTTGGATCAATGTCACCCTGTGTCAGATACCAGCCGTTGTTACAGCGAAGTACGCCGTCACGATTGACGAACTTCTGAAGGTAAGTGTTGTTACCCTTACCAGTGAAGAACTTCGCAAGCTGCTCGACACCAATATCAATTTTTGCCATAATCCTGAATCAATCTTTTTACGTTAGACAATAGGTTAAATATGCCAGAACTCTGGGTAGAGTGACTTGTTCATCGCCTTGACAGCAGGAGGAACAGGACCCATACGGTCAAGCCACATAACGCAGTCTGGATTCAACATACAGAAGTTGACGTTTGTGCGAGGCTTGTGGTACTTGTCGCCGCCGGCATCGAAATATGGGAAGTCATTGTCGTTCGGAGCAAAGCAGTTAGGGTTGGTTACCATAGGCAATACGGATTCGCCTGCACTTGCAGCCTCAACCAATACGTCACCTACCTCCAATGCGCCGAGAGCAGCAGAAAGAGTAACCTTCCAAACGTCACCTGCGGTTTCATCAGTCATAGCCTCAACGGCAGAAACAGTCACACCCTTTGCCTTGGTCTTGAAGTCCTTCTGGCCGATCATGATGGTGTCGCCAGGGAACGGGATGTGAACGAAGCCGTTACGAACGATGTAGATGTCTGTGTCTGTAACCGCAGCAGTAGCCTTTGCCACGCCGTAGGCCTTCAGAATCTTAATGGTAGCACCAGGACCTTCGTTGCCTGCTGTAAAGCCAAGATCGTGCTCGATCAAGTCACCGGCATAAATCTTAGCCTGACCCTTGAATGGGTTGACAAGCTTACCACCAATAGGTGGGTGAACGAAGGCATTCTTGATAAGTGCCTCAAGACCGGCAAACACATATCGGGTTCCGCCGACCTTACCTTCTGTCTGAATGATGGTCGCACCGTGGTTCAGCATACCACGAGTACCCATCTGTTCCATGTAGGAAATAGAAGTGTTGTCCATAATCTTTTTACCTTTTTAAAATTGTTATCCTGAAATTACTTCTTGTCTCCACCGCCGAATCTCTTCTTTCGACGCTCGGCCACTTCTTCCATAAACTTGTCATCATCTGTGGACGTGCCTCCGCTAGACGTGCGACTGCCTTTTGCAGGAATACCGTTTTCACCGGTAGCCTCTTTGTACTCTGCGGTGTAGATTTTCTCAGCCTTAGAAACCAGGTCGTCGATGTCGACATCTTCGTCCGGAATCTCCAGCTTTGCGATTGCAGCATTGAGGAAGTAGTTCTTCATTTCAAGGTTTGCCTTGTCGAACTTATCCTTCAAACCTGCCTTTACAGACTCGATGGTTGCCTTCCTTGCAGCCTTCTTGTCTCTTTCTGCGTTAGCCTTTTCGAGAGCTTCAAGTTTCTCAAGCAGCTTGGAGTATTTGTCGTCAGGATTGTCACCCTTTTTAGCCTCCTTGCGCTTGCGCTCCTCTTCTTCTTCCTTCTTTTTGCGTTCAGCCTCCTCCTTGCTCTTCTTTACCTCGTCAGAGATATTCTTGTGCAAGTTGCCGTTGATACGCTTCAGACGGTTTGCTAACTTGGTAACCAACTTGGAATTTGCTTCCTCGTCATCACCGAAATCTTCCAAAACATCATCAAGTTCCTCATCGATGGTCTTTTGGCTAAGTTCTTTGAGCTTGGTGGTATCAACCTCCTTGTTCACTAATGCTAAGAGTTCCTCTCTTGTCATGTTGTTTTTTGATTAAAAATGTTATCCCGAAAGTGGTCCCTCCACCTCGAAAACGTATAAATATACCTTTTATTTTGCAAATATATGAATAAATATGCAATTATCAAAGAAAAATTGTATATTTTTGCAGTATTAATTGTATATTTATGCAGAAAGATGTATTTTCAGGATTAAAATTGGATAACGGAGAGCCTATTTACACTCAAGAGTATATCCAATCATTAAGAGACGCCGACAAGAAGCATCCCGACAAGCTGAAGATTATAGCTCAGCGTGGCGGTCAGGAACGCATGCTGTCTATAGACGCTGATATTAAGATAGTTGGCGGCTCGCGAGGCGGACCACTTCTTGTCGATACCAAGGTTGTTACTCCATTTGGTTATAGGCGTATCGGGGATTTAAAGGCAGGTGACATCATCAGTGGAACTGATGGTGGAATGCAGCGTGTAGTATATCGCAAAGACCACGGCAAACTTCCTGCTTACAAACTAAAGTTTGTAGATGGGTCTGAAGTTATTGCATCATACGACCACCTCTGGAATGTACGTAAGACTTGCTATAGAAGTAAGAAGAGAATCATTAACGGGTTATCTATCAATGACGATTATAGGGTATGGACCACCCAGATGGTCGTTGACCACCTCGCTAAGCTAAAGACTGGAGAGATTAAAAATAGCAAGTTACTCATACCTTTGTGTGAGCCTGTAAAGTTTACTCGCTCTTGGGGAAATCGCCATTACAAACCAGCGAGCTCACCTTATGTTATGGGCGCCATACTTGGAGATGGATGCATAACCTCAAATATAAAGAATGGAAGTTATGATGCCATGCTCTGTAGCGCAGACGAAGATATCGTGAGAGAGTTTGAGAGTGCTGGCATCGATATGACTAACTATGCACAAAAACAAGGCAGTATAGCTTGTGATTACAGAATCAAGGATGAGAGATTACGTAATGATCTTGAGGGTTTAAAGCTATACGGTTGCGACGCTTTCAATAAGTCTGTTCCAGATTTCTATAAGTTTGGCTCTATAGAGACAAGGTGGGCGATCCTTCAAGGACTTATGGATACCGATGGTACTGTGGATAAGCGTGGACATTGTACGTTTGCGACAGTCAGTGAGCAGCTTGCTAAAGACGTTAAGTTTTTAGTAAACAGCCTTGGAGGCCTTGCCACTATAAATAAGTACGAGAACCACTATACCAAGAATGGAGAGCGTATTGAGGCAAGCGATTATTATGATATTTACATCAGAATTAATCAGTCAGAACGCTTATTCCGTCTTCCACGCAAGAAGGCGCTTTGTACCGAGTACAATGGCGGCGTAAGCGAACTGGGAAGAAGGATTGTTGATTTTGAATATGTAGGAGAGAAGGAGTGCTGCTGTATTGCAGTGAACAATACAAACTCTCTGTTTATGGTGGAAGACTTCATCGTCACCCACAACTCCAAATCGTTCTCTTCCCTAATGGAAGTTCTGAAGGATATTAAAAATCCAGATTTTCATGCAACAATTCTTCGTAACGAAAAAGACGACTTACAGTCCTTAGTGACAGACTCTTATAAATTGTTCTCCCAATTTGGAACTTACAATAAGTCACAAAATGATATGACCTGGAACTTTGATAACGGAGGATGGCTCAAATTCTCGTACTATGCTGGAGCCTATCAGGACTTCAAGACACGATTCCAGGGTCGCCAGTATGCCTATGTCTGCATCGATGAGGGTACTCAGTGTCCATACAAGAAGTTCAAGTACCTCTTGACCAACAACCGAAATGCAGCGCATATCCGAAACCGCTTCTGGATTACCTGTAACCCGGACCCGGAATCTTGGGTGAGAAAGTTCATCGACTGGTGGGTTGACGAGAATGGATACATTATACCGGAGCGAGATGGAGTTATCCGCTACTGTTTCATGGACGGCGATACGCCTGACTCAATCTACTGGGGTAATACAAGAGAAGAGGTATACGAACAGTGCAAGGGCATTATTGATAGCCTTTGGAAGGATAGCTATGAGGAACTTGGTTATACAAAGCTCGAAATGTTCATCAAGTCGGCAACATTCGTTCGCGCTGACGTATCAGAGAACATTAAGCTTATCTCTACCGATGCCTCATATCTCGCCAACCTTGCCCAACAGGACGAGGAACAGCGTATGCGAGACCTTGAAGCCAACTGGAACTGGAAGGCCGCCGGTGATGACATGATCAAGATGGAAGACCTTGATGAAATCTACGACAATGCAGAACAGATAGGAGATGGAAAACGCAGAGCTTCTGCCGATATTGCTTTCACCGGCGGAGATAACTTCGTAATGTGGCTTTGGGAAGGATGGCATTGTAAAGACTTGGTTGTGCTGAGGCTGGACCCTAAGACGCTCGTTTCTGTAGTTGAGGCCAAACTGAGAGAGTGGGGTGTCGAGGAATGTAACTTCACTTACGATATGCAGGGAATCGGTCAATACTTCAAGGGATTCTTCAAGGATGCCGTCCCATTCAACAACCAGGCAGCACCTATCGCTAGGAATCATCAGGAAGAAGAAGGAATCAAATACCTCTATAAGGACTTGAAGTCTCAGTGTGCTTGGTTATTCTATAAGATGATAAAGGAGAAGCAGATTTCCATCGACTCGGCCCTGCTTGAAAGAAAGTATTCAGGAAACGGATTTGACAAGGTTCCCCTCAGACAGATTCTTCAGAAGGAGCGTAAGATGCTCAGACGTGACGAGAATAGCGATGATAGGGGATTCAAGCTATTACCTAAGAAGATTGCCAAGAAATATGTCGGGCACTCTCCTGACTTCTTTGAATCTTGGTTCTATGTAATGATATTCAGTTTAACAAAAAAGAAAAATAAAAAGGTAAAAGGATTATGGATGCTATCAAGGTAACAAATTTCAGAAAGATTCTCGTAAAGAAGCCTTTCTTTGAACTCACGCCAAAGGGGTACATGACCCACGATGGCTATTGCAGGAACGAGGTGTCCGATAATGAAGACCCTCAGATGCCGCAAGATACATTGTACAGAGTGATTAAGACTCAGAAGGACTTCCTTCGTGAGTTCTATCCTACGTCCCACAAAATCTTCGACAAGGATCTCTACCCTGACATCTGGAGAAAGAACCCGGAAGACGGGAAATGGTATGTCCAGGAGATTCAAAGAACGGCATTTGCTTTCCAGCAAGTTATTCATACGAAGCATGTTCTCCACATGACAGGTAACGATATTCAGTTTGAACTTGCCGGTGATCCTGAGATGAAGAAACAGAAAGAGTATATAAATCTCCTTGCCAAGTTCAAGAAGGGATGGTATATGCACGATATGGAGATTCGTCACTATGAGGCTGTAAGTTCGTACATGAAGGTTGCTGAAGCTGCTATAGTCGGATTCTTCGATAAAAACAAGAAATTCGGTACTCGCACATTGGCTTTCGATAGAGGAGACACATTGTATCCTCAGTTCGACCCTCTTACTGGTGAACTCGTTGTGTTTGCTCGCAAGTATTACGACTTCGATGAGGAAGGCAATGAAAAGATTGAATGGGTAGAGGTGTGGGATGACAAGACATTCTACCGCTTCAAGAAGCAAGTTAACGAAGGCAAGGTCAAGGAGACTATCAAGAGAATTGCCAAGATATTCGGAATCGACGACTACACTTGCGTTGAAGAGAAAGCTCACGGCTTCCCATTTATCCCTGTTGCATACGTAAGAAACGATGACGGTCCATGCTGGTATGTTGTACAGAAGAACATCGAGGACTACGAGGAAGCTTTCTCTTATCTCTGCGAGAACAACAAGGCTTACGCCTTCCCTATAATGAAGCTGAAGGGCGATGGTGACGACATTACCGTTGTTGGAGATACAGACGGATCGGCTAAGATGATTCAGATTACCGATACGAATGGTGATGCAGACTTCATTAACGGAACAGACGCTTCCGATGCATTTGCGACACAGCTCAACAAGTCGTATGACCTCATCTATGAGCTTTCGTTCACTGTAAAGCCACCGGAGCTGAAGTCGGGTGACCTTCCGGGCGTTGCCATCAAGCTGCTCTATTCTCCTGCCATCGAGGTTGCTGAGAACGATGCTAAGAAGATGCATCCGTTCCTTGATCAGCTTGTTCGTATCTCAAAGTATGGTGTCGGAGTTGAAGAAAACTGCATGGCCACTATGACCTGTCTTCCTATTCACGCTTGGGTGGAAATCTATGTGCATCAGAATAAATCTGAAATAATAACAAACTTAGCGACAGCGGTTCAGAACAACTTCCTCTCAAAGCAGACCGCATCTGAGCGTTGCCCAGACTTCCCAGTTAACGATGAATACGACCGTATCATGCGGGAGAAGAAGGAGGAAGACCAGCAGGACCTCCTCATGGATATGCAACGTGCGGATAACGAAACTCAAAATGCAATTGAGGAGCAGAAAGCTACTTCGAATATTCAGAATGGAGGTAGTGGAAACGTACGTACGGGTCGCGGAGCTGGACGCCCAAATAAGTCAGGAACCAAATGGGACGAGAATCGGAACGCCCCGAATGAGAACAACTGGCAGCACTACAACCAAACCCATTAATAGCCTATGGATGAATTAAAACGTTCTGTCGATTACAGCAGGAAGCGCTTGCAGGCAATCCGAAACTGCGAGGACCATGTTGCAGATATTCTCTGGAAATCGACACAGAAAATAATTGCCGCAAGTAAGCGATACAGAGGTGCGGGCAGGCTCACAAACGAGTCAGCCCTGCTCTCTTACGCCAAGAACGTTACTGCTGATGCAGAGGAGAGTATCAACAGTTACATCTCTGCTTACTCCAAGGTTTCATGCAAGATTCTCGGGATTGACAACGAGAACATCGAATCGTTTCTCGTCAGCGATATCTACGGAAAGACGACATCCGAAAGAAACGCCGTCTATCTCGGAAACTTTGCTGAAGATATTGTAAGGATGATAAAGGCGGGCACTCTTATGGGATATTCAGACCAGCAGCTCCTATCTTCCATCCGCACAGGATACAAGGACCCATATCACACATCAGTCATTACCAAAGCGAAGAGAAAGGATATCAACATCGATGTTCCTTCTTACGGAAAGGGCTACTACAAGAACGCCTATCATAATATCGTAAGAAATGCTTCTCAGGTGATTGCTTTGGCGTGGGGACAGGCAGAGCAGGAGTATGGGCAGGAGAACAAGGCTATCGGGTTCTACGTCAAGAGAGGGAGCAGTTATCCGTGCGAAATCTGCCAAAATGAAGCCGATGCTGGCATCCATTCTTTCAAAGACCCATATCCACCGTTCCACGTTTCGTGTTGTTGCTACACTTTATTTGCGTTCAAGGATAATAAAAAGAAATGATATGATAAATTCTGAATTAAATTTTACTTTAGAAGAAATTCTTCCGAAGTTCCCTAAAGAATTCCAGGAGAAGATAAAGCACTCTGTAGAGCTTCTGAGAAAGGCGGAGAAGCTTGCACTGGCATACTCGCCTGACGAAGGATTCTATCTTTCATTCAGTATGGGTAAGGATAGTCAATGCCTCTACCATATCGCCAAGATTGCAGGCGTGAAGTTCAAGGCTCACATGGGGCTTACGCCCGTCGATCCACCAGAAGTAATCAAGTTCTGCCGCAAGCACTATCCGGACGTAGATATGATAAAGCCGGAAATCAGCATCTATAACCAGGCCCGTAAGGAAGGCATGCTTCCGACAAGACTGATACGATGGTGCTGTCGAGTCTATAAAGAAGGCATCGGTGCAGGTAACGTGGTTCTCATAGGCATCCGCCACGCAGAAAGCAGACAGCGTTCGGGTAGGAGTGAGGTTGAGATTACCAACCATAAGTACAGCGGCTCCCTTGAAGGTCTTGACGAGTTCCGTGATAAAAGGAACGGTCAGAAGCGTGGCCGTCCAACCCGGTGGGGTATCCACGAGATTAACATCACCAATGCCAGTGATGAGCGTACCATCGGCTGCATCAGAGGCTACGAATCGCTCTTAATCTCTCCAATCATAGAGTGGACAGATGATGATGTATGGCTATTCTTGAACACGCTCGGTATTAAGCATTGCAAGCTGTACGACGAGGGCTACTATAGGATTGGCTGCCTGTGCTGCCCTATGCACAACTATAAGCAGAAACTCGCCGACTGCAAACGCTATCCGCATATCTATAATAGTTGGATTAAGGCCATCAAGGATATCCAGGCTAGCGGAAGGATGATAGACGAAGGATTGTCGCCGGAAGAGGTATTCGATTACTGGATATACGGCAAGTCTATCAATGTATGGAGAGAACACCGCAGGCAGCAAACGTTGAACTTTTAAATATCAAGACTATGATTGAAGAAACAAAAGGATACACGTTATCCGTCGATACGTACAAGAAGGCGAAGGCTCTCGGTATGAAAGACCCTCGCTATTACATCTATGCAAGTCTCCGTGGCTCAGGTATGCCAATGAGGGATTGTTGGGCGATTTCCTTCCAGGGAGAAGGATTCAACTGGACAAAAGACGTTCTGGAACGGGAGATGAACAAGCTAGAGTCTTTAGAGTCTGTTCAGAAGAGAATCGCAGAGGTTCAGGGCAAGAAAGCGAAGAACGAGAACGCCGATGAGCTCACCCAGGAGGAACTTATTAAGGCTACCTCGAAGGAAGAGATTCTGAGAAACCTCGTTATCGCTCAGCGCAAGCAGAAGTTTGGCTCTCCAGAGTGGCAAAAGACGACTGCCATGATAGCCGACTACTCTAAGATTAAGCAGGACGAAATTGATACAGAAAATAATGTGGTACACTACTACATTCCTCTGTCGATGCCACGATGCTGTGAGGACTGCATTATCTTTAAAAATGGTCAGGCGACCTTTCAAAAGAAGAAGAAATAGTTAAATTCGTGTTAAAGTAACTTTGTTTTACTAGAATTTTAGCAAAACCAAGTACCTTTGCAACCAATTAATGTTCACAGATTCTTTCTGCTGAGCATAATTCAAATTATTTTGGTTAACTAAGAGGGGCAGTGTCTTCACAGATACTGTCCCTCGCTTTTTTAATAAATATATAAGTAGAAGAAAACTTTGAAGTCAATTAAGGATACTTATCTCCGGTAACCAACTCAAGTATACCCTTAAGCCTATCATTAAGAAGGTCGTCATTGAATACAGGAAGAACACCGTATGGAGGCAGTTTCTTCGTCTCTGCGGTCTCCAAAATGAACTGGAGCGCCTGTACTAAGGAAGTGTGGTCTTGAACGACCTCAAGCAATTTATCGCTCATCCTTGCCTCCTTCCTTCTTAATCTGCTCTGCCATCTCAAGAAGAGTCTCGGCGTGCTTATCTCTATCGATGACCTCCTGAACAGCCTCATCGCTCTCCTTGCGAAGCTGCTCTTCTGTCTTACCATCGTCGGCAGCAGCGTTTCTTCTTGCAGCCTCACGAGAAATGTATTCGTCACGGAGTTTCAACTTACCTGCCGTGTATTCTGCATCGCCAGGCAACGATGTATCCGCATACAGAAGCTGGGCAAATGCCTCGATGATGTTTCCATCATCCTTGGAGAACTCATAATGGTCTCCTACAGCAACAGGAATACACTCATCGAGCGCAGCGTACATGGATGTGCCGATAGAGTACTCGATTCCCCATGTGCCGGCAATGTTCGCAATCTTGATGAAAGGCAGCGAGCCTCTCTGTAAATGCTTCTTGATATCAGCAGGGATATCCTCTCTGAGGGAAGCAACTTCTTTCTTAGACAAGCTCTTGCTGAACTTCAGCACGGTGAAGTGTCTTGTCTTGATAGTCTTTCCAAATGGTAATGCCATGATAATAATATTTTAAAGTTCAACTTTTATTTTCTTATACTCGAAATCTGTGCAAGATGGATTCTCCTCAGAAGTAAACCTAATCTCATTAGGGTGGTTACAAGCTCCATTCTTGAAGAAGAAGCAATCCTTGCAAGTGTATACCAGCGGAATAATGTCTCCGCAAGCATCATCGTCAGGATTTGCGTATGTATATAAGTCTTTTCCCGAGCAATATGGGAACTCAGAATCTTCATCATTCAACAATACACAATCCTTACAAGTGTATTTATTCTGCTCCATGCTCCAATAATTTTTGTTTTACGTATTCGGTAGCCATACTCTTATCTTTGCCGTGTCTATAATAGAACGACATAACTGCTTTATACTTTACCCCAGCCAATCTACACCAATCTTTTATATTTTTAGTTTTTCCTCCAATAGTGATATTTATATTATTGCACTTATTGCGGTTTTGAACATCAAAATTCGCCCACCTGCAATTTTCTGGGCTATACCCCTTATTCCCGTCGATTCTGTCTATAGTAAGATTCTCAGTGTATCCATTTTCCATAGACCATTTCTCGAAATTTTTGTAGCAATTTTTCCATTCGTCACATACCGTGATGTTTTTTAAAGAATAGTACTTTGCTTCGTAGCAATTTGGATTATAACATCTTGTTTTCATGTTCACCCAAATTTCATACAACCTCTTGCTTGCAGGATACTTACATCTGCAACTGTTAATATTTCTGTAAAAAGTGGAAATCCATGTTGTAAATTCTTTTCCGCAATCAGGGCAGCGACAGACTACCTTTTGATTTCCTTTCTCTTTACCGATTCTCTTAACAATCACAACACCTTTGCTATTTATTGTCCTTGTTATTGCTGTCATTTTTCATTAAATCAATCTCATTCTTTAGATAGTATATTGCCTTCTCCAAATCTTGGATTCTTTGTTGTTTCTCTGTGAGATTTCTTTCAACCTTACCTTTGCGCATAATATATTTCAATGCGTTCCCAACAGAAAAATCAAAGTGCTGGCATATCTCGATAGGCTCAACACCGCACAAATCCTTCAACCAAGCGTAATGGGATGGGTGAGATACTTGCTCCGTCTTTTTGTTTGCGGCTTCTCCTTCACCTTTCGTTACTATATCGAACTTTGTACCAAACATCATAATATCTTCCTCGCGAAAACGAGCGATATACTTGTAATCTGTGCTAACAGATGTACATATATAAACATCAGCATCCTTTCTCTCGGCATTGAACAGAATAGGGGTTCTGCCGTCATGAATACCTATAGGGTCAAAATTGCATTTTAAGCAATCATTTTTTGTGATATAAAATCGCAGCCCTACCTTAATATCTTCTTTCTCAATCATAAGCTATTCCTCCTTATCTTTAATTTCTACGAAATCTCCAATGCCCAAACGAGCCTTGTTGATGCAAGACGCAATCCAGCCAATCAAGTAGGCAGAAGGCTCGCCGCCATGTTCCATACCAATATCATCCTCGATTGCATCGCATGCGTGAGAAGCCTCATGACAACAAACTCCCATTCTCATAGAATCCTTGCTTGCAAAATTAATAAATGAACAAATCCTCTTATTCTCCTTTTCTCTAACTATATCGTAGGTTATTGCGTCAGAATTAGAGAAATCAACCTTCAAAACCTCGCCATCTCTACCTTCAAAACACTTATTAGCGTCTTCTTGGCTCATGCCAATAGCGACACATAACAATCTCGGATAGATAACAGGGTCGTATTCGTAATATCCTTTCTTCTTCATATTCTCAACTATTTCTGTTTGGAGACAATCTCGATGGCAGACAACAATGTCTTTTCGCTGATACCTTTTCCACTACCAACACCATCTTTCTCTATCTTGTCAATGGAACTCTTTATAGAGCATACTGCATCATTTATGCTATCTGCACTACTCATCGTATTTTCGATAGCTGATTGCAGCTCATCGAAACGCTTGTCTATATGATCCTTCAATCTTTCTTCGTGCTCTATAACGTTTATAGAGTTTGCGATTTTTGCATGCGTCCAGTTTTCTTCTACACATGCATAATAATCGCCTTTTGTATCATCATGAATCTTGGAAGACACAACTCTTAGACACACGAAATCGTCTCCATCCATTACAGCATACACACCCTCTCCTGATGGGTATAGTTCGGCTTTCGCCTTATTATCCATACTTTCTCCTTGTATGTATGCGACCTTTCCTAAAACGTTAACCCTAATTTCCATATCTCAACTATTTATTATGTAACCTACCAATATGCCACTTTGAGCAAACCTTGCATAAGTAAGGATGCCAGCCAAGTGCCTTCAACCTCGGAATCTGATTCAGAAACTCCCAAGCATCATCCTCAGTCTCGTATGCGACCTTCGCCTTCCATGAATGAACCTTTCTTGTCCAATGCTCCGGGTCCGGATTGAACGGCGGAACTTTATTATGATTGTGATGTCTTCTCATAGGCATTTGAATGAAACACTGTTCAACGTTCTGTTCACCGCAATTTCCCTCTCGTTACACATGGCCCTCATGCACTCCAGGGCATCCTCGCGGATGACAATCATAATCTCCTGCATCGAAGCAGTGTCCGGAACAATATTCCCGTCAGCCTTCTTCTTCGTGATACAGGAGATAATCTCCTTGATATATTCCTTGTCTATCATAGAAATCTGTTTTATAACCGTTAATCATCAGGCTGAATGAAGCTCTCCGGCTGCTTGATGTCCTCCTCACCACGCAATTTATTCTTCACGTCATTGATGAGAAGCTCCTGCTTCAGGTCAATCATCTGCGCACCGTACACCTGATACGTCATTCCTCCCTGCGACCTCTTCTTGAAGAATCCGTACTTGTCGCTCATATCACGCCCGAACTTCTGAATCGTAGGGATATCATTCTCCTCGACATCGTTGGCCTTGCAGAACTCGACGAATCTCTCGTACATCTCCTTGGCAAGCATGCACTCCGAAATATCGCCCCTCGCCTCTGGGCTGCACCTCATATCATACGCCCTTATCCAGGCATATATAGGATTGCTTCCTAGAAGAGAGATGAGCAGCTGTCTCCTGCTGCCCTCAGCTGCCGGGAACCTGTACTTCCTGCTTCTCAGCTCCATCGCGCCACGGAATATCCAGTTGAACACTCCGCTCAGCTCTTCACGGATGATCTTGCTCGCAAGCTCCGGGTCCTGCCTCTCCTTAGGGATGGTGACATCGAAGCTCACGTACTGCAAGCGTCTGATGAATCCGAGCGACGCATCATCAGGGAACGGAAGCTCGTTGAGGTTGAAGATGAGGTAGGGGATTGAGTTCCCCTCCAGGATATCCCTGCCGAGTTTTCTCATCGGGACGGGCTCGCCGCTCACGAGTCTCTTGAACATACCAGTGTTCTTCCTTCCGAACTTCTTCGGGTCAGAATCGGAAGACCAGTTGAAGATGGCGTTCCTGATAGGATACCTTCCCCTCATTCCCTCGTCACCGTCGGCAGTGAGGTCGGCGTAGTCCATCTTGCTTATCCTGTCCTTGCCGAATATGTTGCAGGCAACGTCGAAGATGACACTCTTTCCGTTGGCTCCCGTACCTATAAGAAGAAGACAGAGCTCAATCTTCGATGATTCCTTCCCCTCGTACGGATTGTATGCAGTACCTCTCTGTATGAGACCGAGACCGAGGAACATCTGGAGGATCATCCTCGACGTCCTGTCCGGAAGGACCTCCTTGATGAAGTTCATCCACCTGTCACACTTCGCCTTTGGATTGTAGTCGTAAGGATGATAGTATGTGACATGGTACTCGGGAGAGAATGGCATAACGTTCGGATACTTCAACCCGCTGCCGAAGTCAACAACTCCGTTGGCGAATGCAACGATATCGAATGTAGGTCTCAGTATGTTGTAGCACTCTATCACCTCCATGAATGACTTGTTCATCACCGTACTGATGCCGAGCATCGGAGCCATGGCCAGGTCAAGGAGCAACAGCTGGTAAGCCTGCTCAAGGACTATCTTCGGAACTGCTTCGTATATCTTGCCGTTGAACATGTAGTAAGCACCGTTGTAGTACTTCACAGGAGCCTTCTTCGCCAGACGTCTCATTGACCTGATGAAATTGGACTTCAGCTTGTTGTACTTCTCAGAGTTTGCCTTGCCCCAGTCCTGGCAACGGAGCTCTTCGAAGCCGTACTCGTCATGCCTCGAAAGGTCAAGCAGCTGAGCGTGCAATGTGTCTATAGCAATACCATTTTCCATTTATGTACAATAATAATATTAATTTTCCGTTATTGTGTAGGATAAACCCCGATAAACAGGGGCTTTCTGAAGGATAACACGTGTCAGGTCGTCCTTATAACATGTCGTCTATAAAATATCGACAATACAAAGATACAGATAATATCCTTAATATCCGGTAAAACCCTAGTAAATAAAGGGTATAAATATACATTTTAGGTATACATTAAATGAAGGATAGGTATACATTTATGGTTTGGTCTGCAAAGTAAGAGTTTATGGTATCAAATGTTAATAAATAACGGATGAATGAATATGCATAATTATCCTTTATGGTGGAAAGTAATTAAACTTTACAAAAAGGCTAAAAAATCGGAAGAAAAAATTTTTAGATGAGGTGACTACCGCGCTGATTTAGTGCTATTTAGGGGGTGTTGGGGTGTTTCTTCCGAAATTATTATATTTTGTGTCGGTTTATATAGTGTAAACCGGCGTGAAACATTATTTTTGTAATTATTTCAAATTGTCGGTTTATATTTATAAAAAATTTATGTAACCACTTAATAACCGATACTTTATAACTTTGTTTATATCCATTTCTTACATAATTATTCATTGTTAATAAAGCGTGAAACACAAAAACTTATTATAAATTGCTTGACCGAGAAAATGTTACATAATAACGTACTGGTTAAATGTTAAAATATTAACATTTAGTATTTATGTAGTTAGCTATACAGAAGTAAAACGTAATATATTAATACTTTGCCACAAAGTATTAAAACCTATAACTATCTATGTACCAATATGTTACAACATCTTTAAGGGTCGATTTTTAACATAAAAAATTTGCTTTTTTCAATAAATTTTCGTACCTTTGTAGTACAAAAAGAAAGAGATAGAATACTATCTTATAAGTAACATTTAAATAATTTAGATATGAAAGATTTAGAAGTAAAATGCGCTCAAGGCTACGAGCACGTAAGTACTAAGGTTGCAAGTTATGTAACTGAGTGCAAAGGTAGCGCAGTATTAGCGCAGAGTTTAGAAGTGCTTAATAGTTACCGCAAAAAGCTATTAAGCGAGTGCACCGATAACGAAGTTGTAAACGCAAAGAAAGAGTTAGAGAAAGCACGTGCTAAGTATAACAAGTTAGCAACGAATTACGTACTTTCGGACGAAAGTTATTGCAATTTGCAGACTGAGTGTGTGCGTTCTGCTGTAAGCGAGTTTTCCCGTAAGCATAAACTGCCTAATTTCTTTGCTTGGTTTGATAACAACAATAAGGACGTGCAAACCAATATAATAGATAGTTTGCAGCGTTTGGGTTCCAAGTTGTGCTCTTTGCACCAAGCATTTTCAAGTGGTGCAAAGGTAGCAAAGAAAAAATCTGAGTCTATTACAGACTTACAGAAACAAATTGCAGAGTTACAAGCTAAACTTGCAGCAGCGCAAAAGTAACACAAACAAGGTAGCTAGAGAAATCTAGCTATCTAGTTTTTCCCGCTGACTATCTGACCGGTAGCCAGTGGGAAATTTTACTCCAGGTTTTTCAACTTGGAGCGGGTCGTCGTGTCCTTATTTTTCCCACACAATTTGGTAAACCTTGTCGTGGTGTGTGGGCTTAACTCAGAGAGAGAATTTATTCTCCCTCAGGGGACTAATTGCCAAAATTCAAGAGAAGTATCTCAGTAAATCGAGAGTGCGAGAGGCACACCGAGATGGGAGAGAGTAACGTGTTACTCAGAGACATCCATCCGAGAGATATGCAAAAATTCCTGGCGTGAGCGTCGAATGAGATGAGACGGCACGACGGCTAGGGGATTTGTATCATCTAGCGAGATGAGAGTTTATGGAAAGAAATCATAATTCATATTCTATTCGGTGTTGTGAGCCGTTCGGGAGTGGTTACCCGAGAAATCCCAGTGTGTGCAATCACGATTGCAGCGTTCAAGGTACACACTATCCACGCTGACTGAAATCGGTTGCTTGTCATCCGTGCGAGATTTATCTCCTCAGAAATAAACAAGTTGCTGGCAGAAGCATAAAATCTGTAGGGTGTGAGCCACGTAGTTAAGACGATAAAGATAAAACGTGGTGCAAAGATGCACATCCTGGCTAACGGGGCGGGGAGAAATCTCCGCTCTACAATTATGAACCATTTAAATATTAGAATTATGAAAGAACAGATTTTGAAGAAGATAGGAAAGACGCTTGTACGTATTAATGTAACAGACCAGAGTGCGGAGGATGCCTACGATGAACTCGTTAACAGCAGCCCTCGCCTGTTTGGCATGCTTTCCAGTATCTACAGACTGAATGATGAAGAAGAAAGATTCGCTTGGTCTGCCGGAATTCAATAAGCCTAATATCCCTACGCTTGTAGGGAACAATAACCAAAAATATTAGAATTATGAGTACGCTAAGAATTAAATGCCTCGATATGTGCGAGGTTGAGAGTATCATTGCAGATGCTCAGGAGATTTTGAGTCACGTAGAATTCGGGTCGCTAAAGAATGGTGTGCTTACATTATTCTGCGTGGCGTGAGCCTAAAAATCTGTAGCCAGTACGATAATTGTCGTGTGTGGCTACGGAACAATTACCAAAAAAATATAGATATGAAAGCAAGACAGATTATTTATTCAAGTACGATAACTGTGCTTGGATTTATTCAGAGTGCACCGGCATTCATTTGCTTGGCAAGTACGATAATTCTCCTGAATGTGCTTGGAATTCTTTACGGAATTCTGCTTGTGTATATTTGGAGCAGTACGAAAAAGGGCAAGTGGTATTTCCGTGAGCTGTGGCGATCCACACTCCGCTTGGAGAATTTCATCCTGCCTGGAGTGTGAGAAATTTGGCAAGTACGAAAATTGTGCTTGGAAACATTTAGCTAAATTCTGCTTGGAGAAATTCAGGCAGTACGATAATATAACCAATTAAGCAAAAGAATTATGGAAAAGAGAATCAGCAAGGGCGTGCTGTCAGCTGCGCTCATATTAGTTACAAGTTTCGTGTGTGGCATTATTGCTATCGCAGGATTTCTGCTTGGAGATTTTCAAGCCGTTTTATATTCTGCGGTTCTTGAAATGTGCGGTCTGTTTATTATCTGCATAATGATAGATGCCATCCAGCAGCAGATAGAGGATATCTGTGAAATGTAGCCAAAACAGAGAGGAGTTTCCGCTCCTCTCTTCCATTAACCAAAATATTAAGAATATGTACAAGACGATAACAAAAGAATTAAGCAAGTGTGAGTTAATTGATATCATGATGGGCATGGACTGCGAGGAAGATATGTGTACACACACATCTATCAAGAGAGTTCTATGTCCTATACAGGCGTGCGATGAGTTCGGCGGCGATCCTGAGGATTCACGTTCTCTGCTGCCGGGAACATACCTGGCAGTATATCATGACGAGATGGAGGATGAGCCGTTTCCTATGTTCGCAAAGATTTGCGCCCACATCATTACAGATGAGGACAAATGTCAGATGCTCATGAACGGAGACGGCTGTATTCTGATTTTCCTGCTCAACAAGTACGAGTAGCCAAAAATGTGCTCAGGCATTTTCCTGGGCATACTATGTAGAACCATTAAACAAATTGAATTATGCAAGACAGAAAATCACAGAAGAATTTTGAGCGTGCGCTTATGCATGAGATTGAGAAGATCAAGATTGCAGCACGCCAGTGGCACAACAACAATAACAGAGGCTACAGAGACTATCGTAGCAAGAAGGCTATCTCCAAGAGCTTCTCTGAGATTGCAGTATTGTGCATGAACAGCTAAAATGTGCGTGGCGATTGTCACGCATACAATTATTCACCAAAAAATATAGATTATGATAGATGAAGAATACAAGGAGAATGTAGAGTATATACTCTCTACGATTTTGCCTAAGTTGCAGGAAATCCAAAAAAAAGTATTGAAAAATCAATCAAGACTGAGCCTTGATGTTAGCGTTAGCAATAAAAACGGCGAAGGGTATATAAGTTGTTTTGCCTGTGTCATGAATGACATGGGAGAAATAACGGATACTTGTTTTCCACGTTTCATCTGCGTATGCAGCAAAGAGGAGATTGACGAGCGGCTTAACGAGCTTAAAGAGTTCATCAAGAAGTACATAGCCTGAAATTGAGGGAGTTATTTCTCCCTCTCCTACAAACCAAAAATGTAGAATTATGAGTAAATGGGTACAATTTTATCATAAGATTAACAAGTTTGACCTTGTGAACATGAGATTCACCGATGAGGTGAGCGTTGTGGAAATGGTGGGCATGGATTCTGTCATGCCTATTGACGGCAGATTGAGTCTGTCATCCATACGTGCTGAGATACAGAAGAAGATAGAGAGCATGAAGAAAGTCGAGAGTTTCGACCCTTGTGCGTTCTCCATCCTCACCGGTCCTACGATTCTGTGTGCTTCAGAAAGTCCGGTGTACAATCTCTAGCCAAAAAAATGGGTAGTACGATAATGTGCTGCCTGCTATTAACCAAAACATATAGAATTATGGAAACAGTAAGAGTAACTGACAGACACGGAATAGAGCGAGAGTGGGATATAGTCACAGAGAGATGTGTAGGGTGCTGCTTTCACGGATTGATGGATGGCAAGATTCATTGCTGTCCTCATAGTATTGCGTGCGGTGGCAAGTAGTCAAAACAGCGGGTCACGTCCTGTGTCCTGCTTCTATTATTAACCAAATCAAAATTCAGAATTATGACAGACGGAGACAGAAAGTTCCTTGCCAGGCTCGTAGCGAGTCACAAGGCAGTTATCAGCGAAGAGTGCAGACGCAAGAATCTCGACAAGAGCGAGTATTTCAGACGCGTAGCGCGTGCAGACAAGAAAGCTCAGGAGATTGAGAGAGCGTACCTGCGCCCTCGCAGATTCTAGCCAAACATTCTGTGCAGTCTATCTGCACAGAAACCATGTTAAACCATCAAAATTAAAGAATTATGGAACGATATTCATGCAAGCAGCTGAAATCGCTTATAGCAAGCGGTGTGGCAAAGGATGTAACCTACGCAAACGAAAGAAGTGATATTCCTGAAAGTTATACTCAGATCGGGTATGCGGCAGGAATTTACGGTTGTAACGGAATGCTCTTGAAAGGCGAGAGCGGACAGTTATATGCCGTGACAGGTAGAACTTCTGCAATCTACATTTTTTAGCCTAAAATCTCCCCATTCGCTTGGGGAGTGCGATTATTAACTAAATATTAGAATTATGATAACGGATTACTACACAGCCGTACACTGGCTAAAAAGTGCGTTCATCCTCTGTAACGAGATTGTAGAGAATGACGAATCAGTGATTGAAAACATCGAGTATCCAGAGTGGACAAATGACGATGAAGAAGGCAGGGACAAAATCGAGATATTCCAGTGGTTCCTCACTAATATGAGCGAAGAGGATAAGGAATGGATGCAGAAGAATTTCCCTGATCTTATCTTCTCTTACTCAGACAAGCTTGACTTGTGGATTCTTTGCGTAGATCATTTTGGAACGATGTGGAAGGGAGTCCAAACGACTACCAACTGCGAGAATGCGGCAAAGGCTAGCCAGCTGCCGTAGCCAAACCAATCCTCACTCTCACGGGTGGGGATTTCTATTAACCAAATACAGATTGAAATATGAAGAAAATTGAGATTACGAGAGCTGGCATGGGCGAGAAATGCCCATACCCGAAGTTCAGCAAATTACTGGCAAAAGGCTACATAATGTACCATCGCTGCAAGTATTGTGCCGAAATCATCGGTGAGGCAGAAATAATGTGTAACTATAATTAGTCTATAATTATGAGTGAATTAGAGAAAATCCTGAATGACGATTTGTTGAAGTGTGAAATCGTAGAAACAGCAGAGAATGATGTAGAGCGTGTGGATCTTATCAAGTGGACACATGACAACACATTCTCAGTAGCTAAGGTGCGCAAGGATACCGGTAAGCTAGAGGTTACAGACATTAAGACGACCAGTGAGACTACTGCGCTCAAGCAGTTCTATAACGACCACTGGAATGCTGTCATATTTGGCTAAAACTCCCCACTAAATGTGGGGAACCATTATGAACCATTTAAAAAATAGAATTATGGCAAAGAAAATTTATGCGCTCTATCGCACAGACAACTGGCATACACACGAAAGTCGCGAATTACTTGTTGTAGCAGGTAGTATCAGAAGATGTTGTAAGGTAGCCAAGGACGATGGAGCAACAAAAGAGCAGATTGAGGAATTGCGTGGCTACCGCCATCAATCCCAGTGTACCGACGAAACCGATTACGAGTACGACATTGATACGTACACGCTCAATGAGAGCTTAATCAGCTAAAATCCCTCTTCGGAGGGAACTATTATCAACCATTTAAACAGATGAATTATGGAAAAGAATATTGTAGAAGTTGTTACGAACAACAAGGGTGAAGTTGTCGAGAAAGTAGCCGATTATATCGGTGTGGCAAGTTTTGCCGCTGTAATCGAGAATCTCTATCGTGAGTGTCTTGAAAATTTCGATGACGCAGAAGACATGGAAGAATACATTGCTGATTTGTACGGAAAGAATATCCAGTCTATGGCATGGGATTTTACTCTCGAAGCAAACAGAGAGATGAAGAAATATCTCCATCTTCCTGACCAGCACATGAATGGTAATTTCGCTGATTTGTCTATGGATTATCCTAAGCACGTTACAGGTGTTTGGTGGGCATCAGACTACGATGGCGACGATTACTACGATTTGTATCCTCAGATGGTAGCCAGACTTGATGCCGCAGAGGACAGCGAACAGGCTAACGAGGATAGAGAATATCTTGAAGAGTGGTATCTCGAAGCCTTCGGCACGTACAACATCAAGTACAATTTCTCTAACGAGCTTGAAGAGGTTCACTCCATGATGGAGGAAGATTACGAGGAAGCCTAACAATATCCCCTAGCATGGGGGTATTCAATGTTAAACCATTTAAATGATATTAGATATGAGTTACGAATTTGCAAAGAAGGAAATCGGTGATTACAGAATCACTATTTACCAGGATGAGGATGCCGAATGCCCTTGCACAGAATGGGATTTGGTGGGAGTTTACTTCTGGGACTATTCCGATTACGGATACAGCAGTGGGCTTTCTCGTGGTTGTAGCAGCGAAGTCAACGCTAAAAATGCGGAGGATGCATTGAAGGATCTAGTTTGTAACTACGTGTCACAAAAGAAGATTATTGATTATATCAATAGTGAAAACGTCGACAATTACCGTATGCGCTATGACAAGAGTGACCGCATGTGGTATCTTGAAAGTCTGTACGAGGGTGAGTGGTATAACCACGAAGAGTTCTGCCCGAGCGACTTGAAGAGATTCGACTATAGAGAGGAACTTTGCGATATCCTCGAAGAGGACGATTTCACGTACCTTCTGCACGATTGTAAGGATATTGCATTCTACGAGTGGTCCTCTACTGGATACAACCAGGGAGATTATGTCAGCGGATATGCCTACTGCGACAAGAAGCGTTTCTCAAAGTATTGTGACACTAATACAAAAAACTGGAGAAAGCGAGCCTTGGACCTATTTGAGCATGAGGTTAAGTGCATAGGTCTTTGGATGTGGGGAGATGTTAAGGGGTTCGTCTTAGAGAAGAAAGTCCATTACAAGAAAGTCTTCACGGAAATAGGTCGTGAGCCGGAGGACGACTACGACTGGGAGCAGATTGATTCCTGCTGGGGAGAGTACTACGAGGACTCTGACGAGCTGATTAAAGACGCTCTCGAAGAGAATGGAATCAAACTAAAAGAAACAGCCTAACAAGGGGAGCTTGCATGCTCCTCTTCCATTAACCAAATTACAAAGAATTATGAAATTGAGACTTTATCACGACACAAGAAAGGAGTTCCGTTTCTGTGTTGACGCATGGACCATTTACGTTCCTTACCCGAAGTGGTTACGTAAAGAGCGTTATGACGCAAAAGGAATTTACCTAGGTTGTTCTCCTACGGAGTATGGGATGATTAGGTGTTGCTGGTGCGAGGACGAAATTACGATTACACGTAATCGACCTTATCTCGGCAAGCGCATTGACCCAAAGACAACATCGAAGGCTTTCCAGAAGATTTTCTATAAATTGGAGAAGCTTTGGAACGAGGCAATCACCAAGAACACGAATGAAGCGTGGAAAGCATGGAGCGAAGCCTAAAATTGGTAGCCAGTTGGCTACCTACCAATAACCAAAAATATTAGAGATATGAAGAAAATCAAAGTAGGAACGAGGGTATACTGCGACATACATTCCCAATCAAAGGAACACGTTGTCACTCACGTTTCAGAGGAAAGAGGATTCGCAGGGATTGATAACGAGTTCTGGTGGCCTATAGACCAGTGTTTCCCATGCGATGAAGTAACATTGCCTAAAAAGCGCAGCTAAGGACTGCGCACAATAACCAAAACATTACGATTATGACAAGAGAAATGCAAAAAGAATTGGAAGAGAAATATTTCCGTGAGTGCGGAGATAGGGCGGTAGCGGAGGAGATGGCCCAGATGGATTACGATGCAGACCAGGCATCATCCGATTATTACCCTCACTATGACGAAGGCTCCGGAGAATATTGGTTTTAGCTAAAAGGTGGTCGCGTGCCACCACACAAACCAAAACAAGAAGAATTATGAATGAAGACAGAATCCTAGAGATGTTCTTCGAGAAAGCCAGATGGCAGTATGCTATCGAGAAAGGCTTGTTCAAGGACATGAACAAAGCAGTAATGTATCAGCTGACTACACCAGAGGCTCGTCTGGCTATGTATCAGAGGATCAAGAGAGGCAATTACAAGATTATGCCGCCACACACAGCAAAGATTCCGAAAGACAACGGAGATTTCCGTACGGTCTACGTGAATGAGCCTGTAGATAGAATCCTTTTGAGTATAGCCAACGACCTCCTGTTCGAGCTGATGCCAGAGATGGTGCATCCACGCTGTACGTCGTACCAGAAGGGTATCGGCTGCGGTCGTGTGGTGCAGGAAGTATCTCGGATAATATACTCAGCAGTTGGTAAAATCATCGGATTCAAGTCCGACTTATCCAAGTACTTTGACAACGTGCCTATTCGATTCATCGACTGGGCATTTGACAAAGTAGAGGAGAAGCACGGAAAGTCTGCACTGATAGATGTCATTCGTGACTACTATCACACAGACATCTATTTCGATGATGACAACAACCTATGCGAGAAGTATCAGTCCCTCAAACAGGGATGCTCTGTTGCCGCATGGCTGACTGACGTGGTTCTGTACCATATAGATGAGATGTTGTCAAATCTTGACGGATATTACGTCCGCTATTCTGATGACATTCTCTTCGTGGGTAAGGACTACGAGAACGTCAAGGCGAGAAACCGCTGGTTCAACGGAGTTGTAGCACACGACATGGCTATTGACTACATCAGCAAGCTCCGCAGTTATATCGACGACAAGTGCATCTACACTGTCAAGGAAGACAAGGACGGAAACAAGAAGAAGACATACAAGCATACCTGCAAGGGCAATCCTTATATCCGTCTTCAGAACGAGAACATCTTCGTCGATGACTTGGAGAGAAAGGTATACAATCCTCTCCGTGATCTTGCCAATAAAATGGGTGCTGTACCGACCTACAAGGAGCTCTACGATGCAGTTCGCGAGTTCAACAAGAACCGCAAGCATCTCGCATGGGATACCAAGCAGGCTGATGCGTTCATTACTGCCTACAAGGGTTCAGGTTCCTACTACACGATGAGAAACCTCATCATGTTCCACGGAGCAAGATTCCTGAAGAACGGCCGCAAGATGTCAGAGACCAACTCATTGAAGGAGCTTGAGTCTAAAGCAAAGCTATACGACGAAGAGGGTTGGAGAATGCTCGGTGTTCTCAAGCAGCTTATCAAGGAATCTGGCATTAACATCCAGGGCAAGATTCTTGAGTGGAAGAAAGCCAAGAGCGAGAACAAGTAATCATCAGTAAGACGTAAGGTTCGCCGCCTGAAGAATGGTGGCCCGGCAGCTTGTGTTTACAAGAGCTTCTACAACGAAGGATCTCCTCCAGTGCATTCACTGGAGGTAATCCTTCGAGCTAAAGCTCTCTAGATCGAACTTATAGAGTAAGGCGCCAGCCGGTGACCATTCTAGCCAAAAGTCGGTTACTGATTCGGTAACCGATTCAATGTCTAACCAATAAAATGAAGGATTATGAAGAAAATTAACGTAGACACAAGAAAGTATATTAAGGCTCCTATTGACGGAAAGAATGTCGTCGATGAATCACTTCTAGATGCTATCTTTGATGATTCGCAATATCTTAGCAATAAGTTCTCCTTGGGATTTGTCGGCGGCGTACCTACGATGATAGAGTACAACGGAAACTACCTATCTATCAAGAAGCTACGCCCGTGGAGCACATCAGAGTGGGGTAGAGAGATTATCAAACGACTAACAGGCGAGTCCAAGAATAACATATATTGTTACGAGACGAAGCAGTATCTCGACGAGCGTCAGGCAGAGCCTTTAATCTATACATTCTTTCTGGGTATAGACTACCTTACTGTAAGATTTCACTACAATGTAAAAGTAGATGAAGATTAGCCAAACAGGTCAGTCGTTAGCAGCGGCTGACTACTCATATCATAACTAAATTTTGTTTAAATGGTTCAAGCCGGTCTGTCGTGAGACACGCCGGTTTTTTGTTCCCCAAGTTTAACCAATTAAAATTTTGAATTATGGCAACATCAAGAAGAGGTACAAGAATGCTCAAAGCTTCCGACATTATGAAGAGAAAGGGCATTGTCCAGAAACAGATGGACATGAACAAGTTCAACGAGGTTATAGAGAATTTCTTTATGACTCATGAGCCTAAGGAGACGATTCTCCTAACTCCGAAGAGATTCATCGAGATGGACAACCCGCCAGAGGGAGACTTCATCGACTATCTCGACGTCAGCGTTTGGGAGAAGAAGAGTGAGGACCCGGATGACCCATTCGACTTCATAGACTATCAGTTCATGAAGAAGAACGGAATGCTCCGTCCTATCCTTATAGTGAACGAGCCTTTCATCGGAAATGCTGCCGGGTGGCTGAGAGATTTTTGTGGATTCACTGTGAAGAGCAGAACACGAAAGAAGAAGAAGGAATACATCGTGTCTCTGCCGGTTTGACATACTCTCACCCCTGAAGGGATGAGATTCTTGGATGCAGGCGCACATGCGCCCTCCTTGCGGAAGGTGTCTTACTTGTGCTCTCCAATTCGGCAATGCCCTGCCGAAGAATATTCTGGGCAGCGAGAAGGTCACGGCTATGGACTGCGCCACACTCGGGGCAAGTCCATTGCCTATCCTTCAGCTGAAGCTGCTTGTTTACATATCCGCATGTACACGTCTTTGATGACGGGTAGAATCTGTCAATCTTATGGACGATGACACCATACTTGGAAGCCACGTACTCCAACTTGGTGACGAACTCACCGTGTGCAAGATCGCTCATCTTCCTGCCCCACAAGGCTGTCATGCCGGTGAGCTGGAGGTCTTCGATGAAGATACGGTCGTACTTCCGGCATAACTGATGGGCGAGCCGCCACTGGAAGGCGTTGCGCTGGTTGACAACCTTCTCGTGGTGTCTGTCGAGATCCTGACGTTTCCGTTCCCGGTTATGGGAACCTGGCACACACTTCAAGAGGTTCCGCGACTTACGCTGCAACTGGCGCAGTCCGCTCTTTAGAAACTGCGGGTTTTCAACCGTGGTTCCGTCGCTCATCGTCATGTAGGTCTTTAGGCCAAAGTCAATGCCTACGGATGCACCATTGTGTGTCTTTCCGAGGCTGACAGGGGCTTTATCAAGCACCATGATGATGAAATACTCTCCCAGTGGACTGCGCTTGACGGTGAGGGTCTTAACCTTGCCGTCGCAAGGTCTGCTCAGCGAGAATTTGAAACGCTTCTTTATTCTGTTTATCGTCAGCACGTTCCCGTTGATGGAATAACCTCCTTGTCGGAATACAAAAGAGGAGAAATCCTTCGCCCGTCTAAACTTTGGAGGTCGTGCTGCCAGATGCTTAAAGAAACGCAGATATGCGTCATCGAGACGGTCAAGAATCTCCTGCACCGTCTGCGAGTGCAATAGGTTTCGGTTGATGCGCTTTGCGAAATGCTTACGCATTCTGTTTATGCCGATATATTTGCCGTACATGCGGTAGTAGCGTTTCTGTAGCGCGAGTGCATGATTCCACACAAAAGCAGCCTCGCGGAGCATCTTATCCAGGTGCTTCGTCTTATCGGTGCGATAGAGTTTGTATTTGTATGAAATCATAAGCAAACGTTTTATGCTTACAAATATACAACTTTTTCTTCAACTTTGCAAATAAATTCAGAAAAATATGCACTTTCATCCCACACCTGAAGGTAGTGGGTATTCCCGCGCTAAATATCGTAAAGCCGAACAAGGCGTGGAACATTATTGTTTCACACTCCCAGTATTAACCAATTAAAAATAGAGATATGGAAGAAAAAATCGAAAAATTCAAGGAATTGATGAAAGCAAAGCATAACTGCCAGTTTTGCCTTGACCATGTTACAGGAAGTGCGGACATGCACGGATTGGTATATTGGGCAGAGAGAGTCGAGAAATTGAGACAGGAGGTAGCAGAGATGTTGTAGCCAAACAAGCCTGCCGGGAACGGTGGGCATCAAGTTAAACCAAAATTTCAAGATTATGGATAGAAAAGAACTGAAAGACAAGATTGACGAGTTGCGTTCAACGGCAAAGATGGAGCTTGCATGCACCATCCGTGAGATTATGAGAGAGCACAATGTGCAGAAGAAAGAACTTGGCTGGCCTGTAGTTGTCAACAATAGCAGTCTTGTAGATATTGTAGAGGTAGGTAGTGGTGATACCGACATCCCGGTTTTCACCATAAGTGTCGGTGCCGGCTATTATAAAGAACCTCACAAGGTAGGTGCATTGGATGATAGCGTATCGGTCGAGCTACTCGCTGATATTGCGACCGGGCTGAATAACGAACTGAGTGGATACGTCAGCACTTATGTAGCAAAGTACAGATTCATCTATGACGACGGAACTACGGCCGACATGGACGAGCCTTATGTATTCCTTGCAGAATCAGAAAGAGATGCCAAAGATAAGGCAGATGACTATGCAGAGGTATGGAATGACTGGAATGAAGATACGATAGAACTCGTGTCAGTCGAGAAGCAGACTGCTTCGGAAGGTTAAATTAGCGTTAAAAACGGCAAAGACGATGGTTTATATTATAAACTTTTCGTATCTTTGCCATTAGTAACCAAAATTATAGAATTATGACAGAAGAAATAAGAATCAAGACAAGAGATTGGGAGAGACTTCTGAGCTACACTCAGCAGCAGAAGTACAAGACTGCCATCAAGCAGGGTTGGTTCGCCAATTATCACAGCAACGCCTGGAGGCATGACACGTTCTATGGCGCATACATCTGGAAATATCCGAAGCTTATTAAGGTTGTAAGGATGTTCGAAGAGATGCTTGGACATAAGCCATTGTGGGAAGACATCACGGACGACAATCTGCGCGACCTCTTCGAGAAGATCCAGGAGAACTACGCTCCTAACTCGGCAAGAACCGTATGTGCAACCATCAAGGCTGTGATACGTGAGAACGATGCTACCAGGGAAATTCCTAGTCCTACGTTCGGCAGAATACTTAGAGCGAAGGCTGTACCGGTCCAGTCTGTATATCTTTCTGATGAGGAGATAAACAGAATCATAAAGTACAACCCTCACGGGAAAACAAAAAGATATGTTCAGAGAATGTTTATAATGGAATGTCTCTGTGGCGCACGTTACAGCGACTGCCAGAGAATGACGGAAGAGAACATAGATGATACCGGACACTTCCTCGTGTATGTTACTCAGAAGACAAAGACCGAGGTAAGGGTTCCACTTCACAAGAAGCTCCGCAAGTTCCTCGTATGCGGTACTGGTGACGAGCCTCTTCCGGGTGAGATAGGTGAAAGGACGTTCAATAGAGCACTCCGCGATATCTGTCGTGACTGCGGAATAGATACGAATACGAAGGTGTTCAAGGCAGGAAAGGAAGAGACTGGAAAGAAGTATCGGTTCGTATCATCCCATACCGGCAGACGCTCGTTCGCAACGAATCTCTCAAAGAAGGGAGTGCCTCTTGAGCAGATTGCCGTCATGATGGGACATACCAGTAACGGTATGCCGAATATCCAAATGACACAGCGCTACATCGTCTGTAAGACCGAGATTGACAGCAATACACTGAGATTGTTCGGCGTCTATGAAGAAGACATCGATAACGGTCTAGATGAGGATTAAGCTAAAACTAGAGGTGGCCAGCTGCCATCTCCTGCCATTGTTTAACCAATTAAAATAACGAATATGGTAGAAGATTATACAGTAGAAGAGTTGAATAAACTCATCAATGAGTGCCGGAAGAAGTACGAAAAGCTAGAAAAGGAGACCGTTATGAAGGCTCTGACTGGCGAGATTGGTACGAACTCCGCAATGGTGGAAGAGTTGGAGATTCTCAACATCCACTATCACGATGAAATGGATGAGTACGATATCACTGCACCTGACCTGAATCCTGACCTTATCGAGAACTTTAAGATGGCAGAGCGTGATGGCAAGAACGTCATCTTCGAGGCACAGGAGTATCTAAAGATTCTCGGTATGTGCGAAGAGATGTTCAACCAGAAGATGTGGGTCAACGAAGATGGCCACATATGCGATGAAGAAGGTAATAGACTTTCCGCCGACAGAGAGCATCGTGTTTTCGAAGTTGTTAAGTGCGGGAAATAAGATATTTCTAGTTTTTCATAGCTAGATTGTTTAAATGAGTGTCCTCTCTTGCCCGTGAGGGTAGGAGGGGATTTTTTAAAACGGCCCCGATTAGCCAAAAATAGGGAGCTTCGGCTCCTGCAATTAATAACCAAGCCCTACGCAACACGGTCAAGCGGAAATAATATGAAGAAATTTAATATCATCAACAATATCGTTGATACAGAAGTATTTCAAAAAGAGTTCATGGCAGATATTCCGCAAGCTACATTCTCTGAGAAGAATGGAGAGAACTTTATCTATGTAGATGATAAATTTGAAAACGAAGTAGAAAGCTATCTAAAGAAGAAATGTGTTCGTTTTATCCCTATGACGGAGAAGCAAATTGAATACGAGGGATATAATGTTACTGTAAGCGAAGATAGCAGTTTTTATTATATTGATTTTAACTCAGGCGCAGGTGAAGCCGTGTACGAAAAAGCAGATTGGACGCTCGATGATGCTTTGAAAGACCAGCTTAATTTAGATAAAGAGTAATGGAATCTAAGCCCTATCGCATCACGGCTAAGCGAAAAGAATATGGAGAATATATTAGAAAAGACGGTGAAGGAAAATGGAAATATCGACTTAAACGAGTTAAGTTGGAAACAGGTCGTTGCACTCCTGGGCGCCTGGGATTCCAGCTTCGCAAGAAACGAGAACACGTCGTTCTCGGAGATGGTGAAGCGATGCTATAAATCACGTCCATGGCATGAGAATGCGAATATTATCTATTTGCATCGAGATAACAAGAAAACTACCATCCTCCCTCACGCCTGTTATAACCTCGACGAAGCAGAGGAAAACATGATATTTAATTTGCTCAAAAAGCAATTAAAGTGAATCTCTACGGATGCAGTAGAACGAAAAAGCCCCGACCTAAGCCGGGGCTACCACAGACCATTACAGTCTGACATCTACGATAGTAGAAATTTGCTCTTTATGAGCGTTTAAATCCACAATTCCGAAGAATTGACCGTCAACGGAAGTTTATTTTTATTTCAATTCCATAAATGGTTCGATTAAAGTCTTCCGAAGACATGTGCAAAGATAGTGGATTTATTTCAGAAAACAATATTTATTCAACAACAATTAACGAATTTAACTAATATGTACAAAGTCATAAGTACAGAATATCATTTTTATCCTCATGTCGTGCTAGAATTGCAGGATACCGCCACCAAAGAGACAAAGTGGTGGTGCTACGCTGATTTTCATGACGAGGACCTGTGCAAGGAACTTGGGGTGAAGGACCTTACCGGTTGTACCCTTGACAAACAGCCAAGTCACGGGACCTGGATATCCAAGGAGGATATAGGACATCTGTAATCGCAGGTTCTTATACAATTAGCCGCTCATCACTTCACAGATGGGCGGCTATTTTATTAAGATAACCATCAAAAAAGCAACGAAAATCACTCTTTTTTCTTAAACTACGTTAATTGTAAATATTCTGTACTTTAATGAATGACGCAATTAGCAGATTTTACACCACACGAAACCTTTAGCTATACCAGCATCTTTAAAACGTTTGTCCTCACTTTTTACTTTAATAAGTCCGGTTTATGGCGTAAACGAAACTATTGCACGGAATAGAAAGATATTGTACTTTTGCAATGCAAGTGAAAGGTGTAGAGGCTGAGTAGTAAGCACGAAAGGATTCACAAACGCTATTCGGATTGGCAACCGTATGAGCGATCACATATGCCAAAATATAACTCCGATGGACTAACCTCTACCTCTGGTCCATTGGAGTTTTTAATTTTAAATGAGGTAATGAAAAATATCAGAATAGGAATTAAGCAGGCACAGATTGCACTGAGCGATAACAATCGTTTGGTGGCGTTTTGCTTTGCCCTTAAGATAAAGTTCCTGTTCCGTTCTTCAGACCTTCATTTTGGAACAACAAACCAGGCAGCGAATGCTCTTGGTTTCAACAAGAAGGATTTCAAGCGATACCTGGATTCAGCTATTGAGTTCGGTTATTGCCGTATAGATACGAACAAGTTCGGTGTGAGAAGAATCATAGCGAACAAGATTCACGAGAGTTACAATTATAGCTACAAGACAAGAAGAGGGGAAATAAGCAAACTCAGCCTACCGAACCTTAAGGGTCTTGTGCGCAAGGTTGTCGTGAGTAACAAGATTAATATTATCGAAGAAGTCATCAATACGCATTGTAGAGCTGTTAACGGGCACTCGATTAAAAGTGTACGCAACGCCCGAAAGATGGAAGCTCGTATGTTGAAGAAACCATTCGATGAGAAGTACACCGGAAGTTACTCAAACGCCAAGATGGCACAAGACATTAACGGTACGTTGTATCAGGCGAGAAAAGCCGTCAAGTCTCTCGTTAAGTCTGGAGCAGTACAAAAGATAATCCAATGCACGGAGGCGAACGTTGATGCGTGCTTGTGTACAAACAATCAGAGTTTCCGCGCAGCAGACGGAACGCTCATTGTCATCTCTGCAAAATACAGGAAAGGACAACTTAGATGCGCCAACAAATACAAGACTCTCAAGAGTCAGATTTCGAAGGCAAAAAGCGGTTCTGATCAGAAGAAAATCGAGAGAAAAATGATAATGGGTAAAAAGTAACATATAATAATAGTAGTGGCAGAGGGAGACTTCGAGGGGAGCGGACCTGAGCCTTTTCAAAAAGAATATTAATGTCATAAATTGTAGAGATTATGAAAAAAGATATTGTTAGAGATACTCCATCATTGGAGGAGTTTTGTGATTACATAGAGAGGAAGGGCTATGATATCGACCCATTTTCTCTCTATAAAGAGTTCGAGACTAGAGACTGGACTACCTCAAAAGGTGTCCGTACTAAGTCGTGGACAGCATTGGTTGATGCTAGAAATAGTGTCGTGAGCCAGAGACGAAAGAACGACCAAGCGGTCCTCCTAGGTATTCCAAAGCAAAGAAAGCGTGAAAGCAAGCAGAAATACCAAAGAAGGGTAGCTAATGCTAGGACAAAAGCTGTAAAAATGAACTACGACGAGTTCTTGCAGGATTCTCGCTGGTTCGCATTCAGACAGTTTGTTTTTGCTGTTCGTGGACACAAGTGTGAGGTTTGCGGTTCTACGGAGCGATTACAGGTACACCACGTAGGCTACAAGAAAGGTTTGCTCCCATGGGAATATACCTGCAACGATGTTAAGGTACTTTGCCGTAATTGTCACGCAAGAGTTCACGGTAAGTACGAAGTATAAAAGTAAAAAATAAGAAATAACATGGCAAGAATAACAAGAAACAAAGCTGCCGAGATACTGGGAGTATCAAGACAGACTATCAGCAACTACATCAAGGAAGGCATCCTTGGAAGCTACGTAGGCGAACACGGCATCCTGTATGTCAACAGCGAGGATATCGAGAAATATGCTCAGAAATACAAGATGATCGCAGCAAACGAGAAGATGATTGACGAGAAGCTCAAGGAAGTCGAGTATCGCAAGCGCGCAATCAACGTAGAGCTCACTGAACTGAGAGACAGAGCTACCGCAAACGGCAAGCTGGCTGCAAACGCCGTAGGAATGCTGTTCGGTGTAATCAATACAATGTCGCATCTTGGTGTATTACCGAATCTGACCTATCGTGAGTCCAGCCTTCTGAAAGACATAATTAACGGAATGACCTATGACGAGCTGTCAATCAAGTACGGCGTGTCTGCAACGAGAATCAGGCAGATTGCAGAAAAGACTTGCAACAAACTCACCTACAACGAGAATATTGTAATTGCTGAGCTCTCAACGAACAGAGCCTTGCAGTATGAGGTTGAGCGCCTGGAGAAGGTAATCAAGTCGCTACAGGTAAGCTTCGACGAATACCGGCGCGCGAAAGGAGACAAGCCTGTCAGTAGCGCAGTACTTCCTCCGCTGATCCTTTCCAGGGATATAAATGACTGCGGCTTCTCTGTCCGCATTCTGAATGCACTCAAAACCGTCGACGTATATACAGTAGGTGACCTGGTTCGTAATCTACGCGGAAGGTCAGAGCTTATGAAGTTCAGGAATCTCGGCAATAAGAGCGTCTATTCCATCCTTGACTTCGTTGAGGAAAATAATCTTGACTTCAAGGAGAACGGAGAGTCTGAGGAAGACTTCTATATCAGGCTCAATAACAAGTTGTCAAACCAATAAATACATTAAAGTTATGAATAAGAAACTAAGATTGCTGGTGACTGCAAAGTGTCACAACAAGTGTCCGATGTGCTGCAACAACCAGTTCGACTTCGAGAAGATTCCGGTAGTTGACAGACTGGACTACGACGAGATTAGTATTACTGGCGGAGAGCCGTTGCTGCCTGGTAGCAGCCATTTGACAACATGGCTTGTCGGAGGCATCAAGGCGACGCAATACGCCATGGGCTTGCCGGAATCGAAGTTCTACCTCTATACTGCATTCTTCGATTTTGACATTCTCAGAGATTGCAGTTACGAGTTTGACGGAATCTGCCTCACGCCTCACAAGAAGGTGGATGTTGAAGAGTTTATCGACATCAACGCAAAGATGCTTGAGCAGAAGAGAAATGGAGAGCTCAACGACTGTTTCGACCCTGACTGCTCCCTCCGTCTCAACCTCTTCGCAGACATGAAGGCTCTTCTTCCTAATGACATCGACCTGTCTATGTGGAAAGTGAAGGACATGGAGTGGGTGAAGGATTGCCCGGTTCCGGATGGCGAGGACTTCCGAAGAATCAAGGAGCTGTTCTAGTGGATAATTTTTAAATTTTAAACATTATGAGTGTAAAAAACATTATTTTGGCATCAGTACTCGCAATAGTAGTACTCGCCGCAGGTTCAGTTATCGGTTGTTATTTCCATTACAACAACCAGGAAATCTCACTTCGCCAGCAGTCTGAGGCTCAGCGTGGCAAGATTGAGGGTGTTCACGACAAGATGTGGAAGGTTCTTCAGAATAAGGCACAGGTTACGGATGAGTACAAGTCCGCATTCGAGTCCATCTATCCGAAACTTATCGAGGGCAGATACTCAAAGGGAGACGGCTCTCTTATGAAGTGGATCAAGGAAAGTAATCCTAACTTCGACGTTTCGCTATACAAGGACCTCATGCAGTCCATAGAGATTCAGCGCTCCGAGTTTCAGACATCACAGGAGAGAATGCTCGATATCATCCGTGAACACGAGACGCTCGTGAAGACATATCCGGCAAAATGGTTCATCTCCGATACAAAACCTATCGAATACAAGGTTATCTCCTCCTCCAAAACAAAGATGATCATGCAGCTTGGAGAGGATAACGACGTAGACCTGTTCAAGAAGTAACGGCTTATGGAAATATTCATATTCCTAATCCCATTCGTGGTTGCTGCTTTCCTGTTGATTTTCTTCAGGAAGCAGACCACCTGGTGGGAATACGCAGTACTCATTGTTCCTTCCATCCTCATAGGTATCCTCATGGAGTTCGTGTTCAAACAGTCAAATGCTGCTGATACGGAGTATCTCGGAAGCTACGTGACAAGAATCCGTCATTACGATGCCTGGAATGAGTACATACACCGCACATGCACAAGGACAGTTGGAAGCGGAAAGAATCAGCGTACGGAAACATACGATTGTTCGTACGTAGACAATCACCCTGAACGTTGGACTTATTTTGATGCTAGGAACAAGGAAGAATACTTTATGACCGACAACGAGTTTAATGTAGTCAGAAAGATTCTCGGAACCCAAAGCGTGTTCATTGATATGCACAGGGATTACTACACTAAGGATGGTGATGCACAGGAATGGGCGTGGGATGGTTCCATTGAAAACTCGTACACATTATCTTCCGAGCACGATTATAAGAATAAAGTGAAAGCCTCACGTTCTATTTTCAAGTTTGATGATATAGATTATCAGCAGGCACGAAAGCTTGGACTGTTCGAGTATCCGGATATCGTTCTTTACGACCAGAATCCTGTTCTCGGACTGAAGATCCCGAAGAATCAGGAGAAGGCGATGAGATGGCTTAACGGATACTATGGCGAGCAGAAGCAGTTTAGGGTGTTCGTCCTGTTCTTTACGAACAAGCCGGAAGAAATCGTTGAAAAGCAGCGCTCATACTGGCAGGGCGGCAATAAGAATGAACTTGTCGTGTGTGTCGGCATCGATAAAAACAAGAATGTAAAGTGGTGCAACGCATTTTCATGGTGTGATAGCCCGGTCGTAGGCGTTAAGAGTAGAGACTGGTTTATGAGCAATCCGGTAAATCTCGAAAAGTATGCCGAGTACATAGGTCCGATTGTAGAAAAGGAATGGCACAGAAAGAAGTTCGAGGATTTCGATTACCTTACCGTTGAACTTACCGACGTACAGTACTGGGCAATCATCATTCTCTTGCTGATATTCAACATTGTGATGAGCTTCTGGATTGTTTCTAATGATTATAAAAACGATTTGTAGCGTATGAAAGAAAGATTAAAAATGATTTTTGACCGCATTGACATCTTTGTCGTGTGCATCATCCTCGGGATCTGCCTCTGTATTGCGGAGGCCTTTCTTGGAATCTGGAACGTGTTTGCTGACAGTTTTGCCATTACCCTTCTTGCTACCGGAATCTGCTACACTCTCCGCTGCAACGAGAAGCTTGAAATAGAGCTGATAGAGACAAAGGAAAAGCTGAAGAAGGCGGAGAGTGAACTAGTTAAAGTTAACATGAAGCTGACGTATACAGAGATGGAACTGGAATCAGCCCGTCTACAGGTCGCCAGAAAGAGCAAGGTCGTAGACGTCTATAGACTACTGCGAGATCTGTGGAAGAAAAGATGGAATTGCGAACACGCCAAGGTCAATTACTGCAAACGCAAGATAACATCGAAGCAGCTTGTTGATGCGATGAATCATGCAGAGAAGGAGGAATCTGAGATTTCCGATAAAATCGTTGAGGTTGACAAGGAACTCAACGAGCTCTATAATTAGATACTTGCCATAAAACAACTTTCCCCACGTCATTTGCCGATGGCGTGGGGATTTTCCGTGTTAACCGTTCAGATAGTCTATGACTTTTCGGTTCGCCTCGTCTATCTTCTTATTGTCGAACTGAATATAGAGCGAAGTCGTGTCGCTATCCCACTCACTATGGCCCAGAGCCTTGCCGATAACTTCCTTCGGAATATCGATGCTCGCAGCTATGGTAGCCCAGCTTCTCCTGGCCGTGTACCATACTATATCCTTGTGAAGCGGCTTGATTTCCTTCTTGATCAAGGCGCCACGCTTGTTTTTCTTCATTTCTGTTGGTCCGATTCTCTTCAGGTAATCTCCTAGCGTTCTTCGGAAGCTTGATTCCTTCGTTCCGTCATCCAGGATACACAGAAGATGCTTCTTTCCCTTATACTTCTTGATGATTTCCATCGCTTCCGGCTCAACCTTGATGTCGTAGAGTCTGCCGGTCTTGTTGCGCTTGTATTGAATGCGCCCTTTCTTGATGCAGTCGGCAGGAAGTTCGAGCAGGTCGGACAGGTTGATGCCTACAAGGTAGAAGCCGAGCATGAACAAGTCACGGTACTTCTCCATGAAAGGTTCAACCGGAAAGTCGCGATACTCCCTCATCTCCTCTGCGCTCAGATACAGGTACTGCTGTCGCTCGGCCTTGATGGAGAACTTACGGAAAGGATATTTGGTGGTAATCTCGTTATCTATGGCCCAGTTGAACACCGTACGCATGTTTCTGAGGTCGATGGCTATTCCACCGCTCATGCGGCCCTTCAGGAGCTCATGTGCCTGGAATCTTTCAAGCCAGTCCCTGTCGATGTTATCGAAGTCTGCATGCTCATCGAAAGATTCAATCCTCTTCCTCGTTCTGAGGAATATCTCCTTGGTGCTGTCCTTGGCCTTGGTCTTGATGAACTCATCGATGTAGTAGAGGATATTCTTCTCTACAGATGCAGCCCTTCCGTTGATGATGGCTTTGATTTCGTCCTTCATCCTTGCTGCCGGAAGATCACCGTTCATATAGACATATTCTTCCACGGACGCAAATAGCCTTGCTAGCATGGCCGTCTTGGCTCTTGCGTTCGGAACACTCTTCGGGAATACCATCCCGCTGAACTTGACGGTACTCGTGATGCCTGTATAGACCTGGAATCTCTTTCCCTGATAACTGATGATGAAGAAAACCTTTAGGGACTTTCCTTCAACGTACGTCTTGATGCTATTCATACTTACTCACAGATTTTACTCACAATTTTTACTCACAACTCAATTTTACTCACATATTACTCACAAAACTACTCACATTGGCGTACATTATGCACGATTTTGTACCTATTTTGTGGGTGAGAATGATGATTTTTGATTATGTTTTTATAGTGAAAAACGATGTAAGTGGCTGATTATCAATACTTGAGCGAGATACGGGAGTCGAACCCGCCTCACAGGCTTGGGAAG